ATGTGTAAGATTTCGTTTGTTCTATTTTTAGTGGTTACCTTTTCTTATATTGCTGCAGTATACATCCCGGCAAAACGGATGCGGGACATGGCAATCACAGATACGATAAACAACCTGTAAATGAAACAATAGATAAAACTGTGACATAGTGGAAATGAAAAGCCGCTGTATCGCAGAATATTTTATACATCAGTTTTAGAATGTGAGAATGGAACGTGGAAAATAAGGATTGCCTTTACGGTGTAGTAATTCGGCGAGGAAAAGAAATAGTCACTGTTGCAGTATTGTGCTTTTTTATAGCTTTCCTTTGTCTGCTGTTTATTGCCGTTGGCATTGTCTGTTCACTAGCGGATTGTACAATCAGAAAGTTGGAGAAGGGTGGCTGCCTATGAGAAAAAAACGGAAAAAGAAACATCCGGTTAGAAAAATGTTTATTGGCCTGTTGGCAGTTTTTTTTTGTGTCTTAATTGCTGCCTGTGCTTTATTTAGGATGAAGGGATACCAGATGTATCAGGAAGCAGTAGCAGAAAATCCAATCAATGAAAGAGTGGAAGAAATCCGCAGTATGGAAGGTTTTACTTCTTATTCAGAACTGCCACAGTTTTACATAGATGCTACGATATCTGTGGAGGATCACAGGTTTGCAAAACACTGTGGTATCGATTTGATTGCGATTGGACGTGCAGCATGGACAGATATAAGGGCTATGTCATTTGTGGAAGGCGGAAGCACCATCACACAGCAACTTGCTAAGAATATGCTTTTTACACAGGATAAAAAGATTGAGCGGAAAGCGGCAGAGGTTTTTGCAGCATTGGAGATGGAATCAAAATATACTAAGGAAGAAATCTTTGAACTATATGTAAATACCGCTTATTTTGGCAGTGGCTATTATGGTATTTATCAGGCATCTATAGGATATTTTGGAAAAGAACCATTGGAACTGACTGATTATGAGTCAGCTTTGTTAGCAGGGGTTCCGAATGCGCCCTCTGCATACTCGCCGGATATGGGGAATGAACTGGCAGAAAGGCGTGCGAAACAAGTGCTGAATAGCATGGTACGACATAAGATTATCACTCAGGAGAATGCTGATAGGATAGAGTTGGAGAAATATTAGGAAGGACATGGGGGATCATATTATGCAACTTAAGGAATGGATATTATGCCCCGCTTGCGGCAATAAAACGAGGTTGAAAATACGCCAGAATACTGTACTTGAAAACTTTCCGCTGTATTGCCCGAAATGCAAACAGGAAACGCTAATCAATGTACGAAAAATGAATATGGCTGTTATCAAAGAGCCAGACGCTAAGACGCAGAGCCGATAACCTATTGGGAGATTATACTCTCAGGTTGCCGGCTCTGTTTGTTTTTGACATATTTTGTCAAACGATTTTCAAAATATTAGACTGTTCAGAACTCATCCAGAACTTATCCAGAAGTCGATGGTTTATAATGGCAGAAAACGAGAGAAACCAGCAGAAACAAAAAATTCTTGTCCTGCTGGCTTCACTCAGAGTCTTTCGTTTCGGACTCGGATTGGCGGGTGAGTAGCTGCTCGATCATACAGTCCACGGTGTTCAACACGAATTTCCGATCTTTGGAACTGCACACCTGGAATTTCCCGATGAGGTGCTGTATTTCTTCCTCATCTTCTGTGCTGTCCGGGTTGAACAGTATGTTTGCGGAAATCCCTAACCGATTTACAATCGGGTATAGGATTTCAAAGGAAGGGTTCATCAGACCCCTCTCTATGTTCTGGACGGTTTTGATCGCCACATGGCAATCATCCGCTAGTTCCTGTTGGGTTAGCCTGCAGACGTGTCTTGCGGCGCGGATACAGTTACCCAAATGTGCTAATTTGTCTTTCGGCATAATCATTCACCTCACATATATTCTATCGTGCCGATTTGGGTTTTCATATTCCCTAATCGTACCTACATAGTATGCAAGATTATGCCGATTATGGAAATGGAATATAGAAAGCCCTGTCGGGGAGCCAATAAAAAAAACGGCTTCCCGCAGCAGGGCTTATTCGTGTGTGCCATCTGTGGTTTGCCGTAAGGAGGAAATCGTGGATGGCCTTATTTTTGTGAAAGGATATAGGTTCCCGCCGGGTGGACAATTAAAAAAAACTTAGCATTCGATGCGGAGTCTTATACCTACGAACAGGCATTATATTGCGTATTTAATACCTATAATAATACCTATAGCGCATATTACTACCATATCTTGATCTATCACGTCAGGAAGCAGGAGCTCTCTGGCGTTTTTCTATGTCAATTTCTGACGAATTTCCTTGATTGTTATTGGAGCAGAGGCCCTCCGTGTTTGTTTTGTGCCTCTATTGAAAATATAGTCCATGAAAAATTTTTTTGAAAAATTTCCATTTTCATTTCCGATTTTGAAAAGCTGAATTGTTTAGTTATTTAAAGGGGAAAAAGGGGCATTTCTACTGCCCGGGAAAATTTTTTGAAAAAATTTTGAAAAACCTTTCCGGTTTGGGGTGGGCAGATCTGTCTTAGTAGTTAAAGGGGACAAAAGGACAGTTCTGCCACTCGGAAAAATTTTTTGAGAAATTTTGAAAAACCTTTCCGGTTTTGCATGGGCAGATTCGTCTTAGTAGTTCAAAGGAGGCGATAAGGACCACTCAAAACTGCATAGGAAAGGGGGAACGATCATGTCGACTCCCTTAAAAGACAAGGACTGCATCATTGCCATATTTGACAGTTTTGCCAAGACTGTGATGAAGAACGAGTGCAGGAATGCAGTGGATGAAGAAAAAAGAAAACGAGAAAGAGAACAGGCGGTAACAGAAAAGCTGCAGTATCTGTTTGAAACACAGGTGCAGGATGATGTCTATCCGTCCGAGCATCTGGTTCTGCAGGGGAAATCCCATATCTGTGTGATTACCAGTGAATGGCTTTACAATGCCATGCAGAAATTATCAGAAACACAGAGGGAGGTACTGATCCTGGATTTCTGGTATGGGTACTCAGATATTGAAATTGCTGCACAGTTTGCTGTTACGCCAAGGACAATCTACAACTGGCGGCAGAAAGCGTTTGCTGCCATACGAAAGTATTATGAAAGGAACCATTATGAAAGAAAATGAACTTACATATGAGCTGATCTGTGCCGCTGTAAGAGGCGAGCGCGAAGTTCTCGACCAGATTCTAATTTACTATGACGATTATATCAACACATTAGCGACTGTGAAGGCGGAGGACGCCCAGGGGAAAGAGTACCAGTATGTCGATGGAGATTTAAAGACACGGATTCAGATGAAGCTGGTGGATGCCATACCGAAATGGAGGGGACTTAGAAATGTTGACGATAGATTTATTTGATTTTGCCTATGTGCCGGACTGGTACGGGCAGTTGGACGAGTTATCGAGGATGGCCCTCCCGGAGCCGTGGCGGTTCAAGAAACCAACCAATGTGACGAAGAACCAGGACACACCTATTCTGGAACGCTATATACATATGATTTTTCGCAAACAATGCATTGAGTTTAATTCAGCAGAAGATGCCAGAAAAGCAGCACAGTTTTTCCATGTGGAGAACGAGAGGGCCTGTTTCCATACCGGGCTTTACAACAGCCGGTATAAGGGGATTTACGCTTTCTTTGACCGAAACCACAAGAAGGACTCCATGCTGGAATGGTATTTTAGGGGGTTCTGTGACGAGTTGTCACCATGGCTGAGATACATACAGCCCCTTCCTTTGAAACCTTCCTACTACACAGCGAAACGGGGAGCAGGATTTAATCCGGACTGGCCGATCAGGGTAAATGTAGAACACATATTAGGGGATACAGAAAATCTGGAGAGGATTCCAGCGAAAATCCGCAAGGCGAAGAACCTGCTGCTTTTGTTTGAAACAGCGGTGGAGCTTGGCAGGAGGAGGGCCGTGGTGGAACCGGGGCTTGTTGTTCCGCAGGGATACCAGGGGAAAATACAGTACCTACTCCCGGTTTATCTGACGAACATGAAAAAGCCGGATCTTGTCATGACGCTGGAAGTGATGGATGGCTATTACATGGGACACACCTGCCTGACTCTGGAGATGGCTTATCTAAATGCCAGAGTGGTTGCAAGGCCGCTGGTTCCGTGGCTGACAGAACTTGTGAAATAGGGATAAGAGAATAAAGATAGAGAGACGCCCGACAAAGTTAAATGCACACAGGATGGTGCTTTGTCGGGTGTTTCTGCCCTATAGGGGCTGTGACAGGGTTCGGGAATTTATAACATTTCTCGCTGTGGCGGCAGGGTATCTTGCATATAAATAAAATAAGCCTGTCGAAAGATGGCTTGGAAAGGAGGTGGTGCGTATCCGTGTGGCTCCGGCTGTGCCGCATGGAGTAGGGTAACGGCCAACATACCTGCAGATAGCAGGGGCAACAAAAATACATATATCAAATGCCTGGTTCGCGAGAAGGCAAAGGATATTTCATAAGGCGGTTTTTATATGTTCCGGCAGCGTGTCGGAAGGTATCGAAAAAAATCGTTGCGAAGTACCCTCTGGTCTTGCTGCGCTTTTTTCAGGCATTCGGGCGGGTTTGGGTGTACTTCCGGCACTCAGGTCCGCCTTTTTCTATGTCCTTTGCCGCCTGTTGTGGGGATCACAGCCTGTCTGTGAATGGTCACAGCATCCCGTGTCCGGGCGGAAAGGACACAACATGGAAAGAAAAAAAGAAAAGTCCGGGCTTACATTCCGGCAGTTGCGGGAGATGGTTGGAAACGGTGCAGGGCATAAAACTCCAACCGCAAGGCAGTTAAAGGATTCCGGGGAAGAACCTGTGGCGGTCCGGGAGATCGGGCCGGACGGAAGTCTGAGCGTGTATCCGGGCGGTTACGCTGTCTACTCCAATGGCAGTGGCACCACCGTGGTCAGTATTGGAGAGTGTGGTGAGTATACATATCGGTTCCATGACGGGGAGGATGGTCTGCCCGCAGAGAGCAGCCTCCTTCTGGATGGAGATGACTGGAGCATAGCGGTGGCCTTGAAAGGTGAGGAGCAGATTGAGGCAAACCTTATGAACCGGAAAGGCGACCGGAAGGGCAGCCGCCAGTATGAGGACGATTGGGAGCATATCCGGGTGGAAGAGGAAATACCGGATGTGCTGGATGCGATTGTCCAGAGGGACATGCTGTCAGAGCTGTTGGACTGTTTGACTGAGCGGCAGCGTGAAGTCGTCATGGCATACTTTTTCGATGGACTTACGCAACAGCAGATTGCGGACAAGCTAGGGATCGGTCAGCGGGCTGTGGCTTATCACATGGAAGCAGCATTAAAGAGGCTAAGAAAAAATATTTAAAAATTTTTCGAATGGTACTTCTAAAACCCCTTCTCCCACGACAACAGGTGAAGGGGTTCATAGAAAACTCCTTCCCGGAGGCACAGCCGCCGGAACAGATTTGACCGGAAGGAGGATAAGTCAATGGATGCAGCAAAGAGATTCACGATGGACATCGGCACCAGAGATATGGGCAGGCCCATCTGTGATGTACACAAGAGGGGAATCCGCAACCGGGTTCTGGATGTGCTCTTTGGTAGGGAGAACCGTGTGCTGATCATCATGCCCAGTGGGTGTGTGGACAGTGTTTCATTCCATCCCGTGGAAGCGCCTGCAGAGGAGGACACAGATGGGAGTTAAGGTTACGGAAAGCACGGCAAAGCCCATTTACGTTTGTTCCCCTTATAAGGCAGCTTCCCTTTCAGAAGCGGACCGGGAGCGGGAAATGAAAGAGAACGTAAAAAGGGCAAAGCTGGCCTGCCGGATATTAGTGAAATTGGGGTATCTGCCCCTAGCACCGCATCTGTATTTCACTCAGTTCCTTGAGGATGATGATGAAAAGGAACGGGAGGAAGGCATAGCGCTTGGGATGCGGTGGCTGGCAGTTTCAGACGAACTGTGGGTATTCGGGGAGCGGATTTCTGACGGCATGAGCCGGGAGATCAGTTATGCCAGGGAACTTGGCATCCCGGTACGGTGTCTGCCGGAACCGAGCAGGCTGATTGAGTGCATCGTGAATGCGTGGAAACAGAGACAGGAAGAACACACGGAGGGCTGCCGGGAACAGGGCGGCCAAGATCAGGAAGAAAGTGAGGACACGAACCATGAGTAAAAAGGATATGAAAAAAGAAGCAGTCGTTTTGAGAGTGAGAAATCTGCACATCCATCTGGACGAGCATATGGAGACCACGAACCATTTTGAAAAGGAAGATACACCATGCTGCTGTGGATGCCAGGATGGTGTGTGTGGATGCCAGGGAGAGGATGTGGAAATCGATCTGGATGAGCTGGCAGCGGAGATTGCCGGGGAGACCGGTATCGAGATGAGCATCGTGAAAGAGGTGCTGGAGGCAGAAGAACGCATCCTGGAGAAGATGGGCGTTGTTGAGGTTGTGGAAGAAGAAATCACAGAGGATGATCCGCAGGAGGCCAGCAGTGCAGCACAGGAGGAGCATACAGCACGGGAGAACCATAAGCCGGAAGGCAGTGCATCTGATTTCCTGGAAAACGAGTTCCCGGAGATGTTGGGGCAGCTTCTGGGCGGGGCTATCCTCATGGGTATCATGGAGTCCGTGCTGCCGGAGGGGATGCGTCCGGGAAAGAAATCTGAAACAGGAGGGTTAGGCCATGGCAAAGACCGAAAGTAAGGGAAAGGCAGCAGGCAGCGCGTTGCTTCCGACAGTCAGCCCGGAGAAGATCGTGAAAGGCATGACTACGATCTTTCAGGGGTTCTCCATCATGTTTGACGGAATGGCAGAGCAGATGCGGCAGATGGAAGGGTTGGCAGAGCAGATCGCGAACGGTCAGCAGATGTCTGAGGAATACCAGGATGAAAAATCAGCCGGGAAGAAAGAAGCGTCTACCGAAGCGGAATCAAAGGGCGTAGATACAGCAGACAGCGGCAACTCAGAAGATGCGCCGCCATGGGAGGAAGAAGATGGAAAGAAAGCACCAGCCGCAATTACCGTGGATGACCTTTTAAAAGTTGCAGCGCAGAAGATTACCATGAACCGGAAGAACAGCCCGAAGATCAAGGCATTGCTTACTTCCTATGGCTGCGGTGCGGTCAGTGAGCTTCCGGAGGACCAGAGGGAGGCGTTCTTAAACGACCTCGCACAGCTGTGATGGTGCTGCCTATGGGAGCACACGCATTATTATCCGCATCCAGTTCCAAGCGGTGGCTGAACTGCCCGCCTTCCGCACGTCTGGAAGAGAACTTCCCGAATGAGAGTTCCTCTTACGCAGAGGAAGGGACGTGGGCGCATGAACTGTGTGAGTATAAGGTAAAGAAGTATCTGCACCGGCGGATGAAACGTCCGCAGTCTGAGTATCTGACCGAGGAGATTGAAGGGCTGACCGATGTCTATGCGGAGTTTGTGATCTCCACGATTGAGGGGCTGAAGGCACAGGGGCTTTCTGTGCTGGCACTGGTGGAAGAGAAGCTGGATTACAGCCATATTGCTCCGAGCGGTTTTGGTACCGGGGATATGGTGATCCTGGCTCCCGGCCTGCTCCATGTCTGTGATTTCAAGACGGGTTCCGGCGTGTTCGTTGATGCAGACCATAACACGCAGATGATGCTGTATGCACTTGGCGCACTGCATGCCTATGACTATCTGTTTGACATTCAGACTGTTTCCATGACTATCATCCAGCCACGGCTTGAGAATATCAGTACGTTTACCTGTACGAAACAGGAGCTTCTGGATTGGGCTGAGAGCATCCGGCCAGTGGCAAAGATGGCATTTGAGGGAAAAGGTGAGCAGAAACCGGGTGACTGGTGCAGGTTCTGTCGGGCAAAGGCCATGTGCCGTGCAAGGGCAGAGGAAACCTTGGCACTGGCGAGGGAGGAATTTCTTGACCTGGATCGTGGAGCGTTGGCAGATGAGGTGGAACTGACCGATGCTACAGCACCTTACAGCCCGGACACAGAAGCCCCTACCTTCAAGTCTCCGGCCTTGATCTCCCAGCAGGAGATTGAAGCCATCCTTCCGACACTGAACCGCATCTCCGAGTGGATCACCGCCGTATTTGCTTATGTTTCCAACGAGGCGATCAACCACGGTGTTGTCTGGTCCGGCTATAAGGTAGTGGAGGGCAGGAGCAAGCGGCAGTTCACAGACACGAAAGCGGTAGTGGATGCTGCAGCGAAGGAAGGTTTCACGGATGTGTATAAGCAGGAGCTTATCTCCCTCACGGAGTTCGAGAAGATGATGGGCAAAAAGCGGTTCGCACAGATACTCGGTGAGTTTGTGGTCAAGCCGCCCGGCAAGCTGGCGCTGGTGCCGGAAACAGACCCGCGCCCGGCAGTGGATTTAAGCGGGACTGCCGAAGATGAATTTGAAGTGCTGGATCAATGATCCGGTTAAGAAATGAAATATAGGAGGACAACGACTATGGCAACTAATACAAACCCTACGAAAGTGATTATTCCCTGCCGGATTTCCTTTGCGAACATCTGGGAGCCGAAGGCAATTAATGGCGGTGATGAGAAATATTCCGTCTCCTGTGTCATTCCAAAGAGTGACAAGAAAACCCTGACCCGTATCCAGAAAGCAGTGGAGGCGGCAAAAGAGGATGGCAAGACACGCAAATGGAGCGGGAAGATCCCGCCGAACCTGAAGCTGCCCCTGCGTGACGGTGATATCGACCGGCCGGATGATGAGACCTATCAGGACTGTATGTTCGTGAACGCCACATCGAAAGATGCACCGGGTATTGTTGACCGCAGGGTACAGCCCGTGACAGACCCGATGCTGGTTTATTCCGGGTGTTACTGCAATGTCAGCGTGAATTTCTATCCGTTCAATGCCAACGGCAACCGCGGTGTGGCGGCTGGACTTTCCAATATCCAGTTCGTGAAAGACGGTGAACGTCTGTCCGGCAGGGCATCTGCGGAAAGCGAATTTGACGCACTGGAAACGGAAGAGGAAGAGGTTCTGGGCGAAGATATGCCGGATTTCCTGAAATAGAGTAACACAGCAATGAAATGATGGGAGCCGGGATGAGGGCAGGAGTCTCATCCCGGAGTTCCCATTACATGGGGTGATGAACATGAATGAGATTTATACAGACAGCAGGCCGCCGGACAGTCCGCAGGTGCTTTCCATTGATTTGGAGACCTACAGCAGCGCAGATCTTTCCAAGTGCGGCGTGTACCGGTATGTGGAAGCAGAAGATTTTGAAATCCTGTTGCTGGCATACGCCTTTGACGAGGATGAAGTGCGGATTGTGGATATGGCCTGCGGGGAAAATGTGCCGCAGGAGATATGGGATGCCATTGACGATCCCGGCATTATCAAAGCGGCATGGAACGCACAGTTTGAGCGTACCTGTATCGGACATTATCTGGGGCGGGTGCTCTCTCCGGACAGCTGGCAGTGTTCCATGATACACGCTGCATCCCTTTCCCTCCCGCTTGCACTGAGGAATGCGGCACTGGTACTAAAGACCGGGGAGCAGAAAGACCGGGCGGGGGAGAACTTAATCAAATATTTTTCTATGCCATGTAAGCCGACAAAATCAAATGGCGGGCGCACACGGAACCTTCCGCAGCATGATCCGGAAGGGTGGCGGAAATTTAAGGATTACTGCCTGCAGGATGTCCGTACTGAACGGGATATCCGCAGACGGCTGGTGGCATTCCCGATGCCGGAGGCTGAATGGAACTACTATCACATGGATCAGCGGATTAATGACCGGGGTGTCAGGATTGACACGGTACTGGTGCAGCAGGCGATTGCCTGTGACCTGATGCTGTCGGATGAGATGACAAAGAAAGCCTATGAACTGACCGGCCTTGAGAACCCGAACAGCGTCAGCCAGCTAAAGCAGTGGCTGGAGGAAAAAGGCATCCCGATGGAGAGTCTTGGAAAGAAGGATGTGGCTGCAATGATTACAGAACTGGATAAGAACGGATGTGACCAGGAGGCGCTGGATATGCTGAAACTCCGGTTACAGATGGCGAAAAGTTCTGTGAAGAAATACCAGGCGGCGGAGCGGTACGTCAATCAGGATGGCAGGGCTAAGGGATTGTTCCAGTTCTACGGCGCCAACCGCACGGGGCGGTTTTCAGGAAGGGGAATCCAGCTCCAGAATTTGCCTCAGAACCACATTTCCACACTGGATGAAGCGAGAGAGCTTGTGAAGATGGGGTGTTTTGAAGCAGTGGAGATGCTCTACGGCAATACACCGGATGTGCTGTCCCAGCTGATCCGTACTATGCTGGTTCCCAAAGAAGGCTGTGAGTTTATTGTTGCAGACTTCTCAGCGATTGAAGCCAGAGTGCTTGCGTGGGAAGCGGACGAACAGTGGCGGCTGGATGCATTTGAAAAAGGGGCAGATATCTACTGTGAGTCTGCCAGCCAGATGTTCCATGTGCCGGTAGTAAAACATGGCGTGAATGGTGACCTCCGGCAGAAGGGTAAAGTAGCGGAATTAGCCTGCATTGCAGAAGGAAGTTTGGTTCTGACAAATCAGGGCCTGGTTCCCATTGAGGACGTTATGCCTGAACAGAAAGTTTGGGATGGCCGGGAATGGGTAACGCATGGAGGAGTGATCTACAAGGGAGATCGTGAGGTGATTGAATATGAAGGACTTACAGCAACACCAGACCATCTCGTCTTTATCGAGGGGGAAACGGAGCCGGTATACTTTGGAATCGCCGCCGCCTGCGGAGCACATCTCATACAATCCGGATATGGTGGGACAGCAATACGGTTGGGTGAAAATAATTGGTCCGGAGAAACGGTGGAACAAAGAGTGGAACCGTTGTTATGTCCTGACAGAGTGTACGGGATGCGGCACCGTCCAATGGACAATCTTGGGAAATCTTACAAGAGGACTGTCCAAAGGATGCCAGTCCTGTTCTCAGCCGAGGCAGATACCGCTATGGCTGGACAGAAGGTTGACTGCTGCGAAACAGCGGTGCGAGAACCCAAACGATCCAGGCTATCACAATTATGGGGAAAGAGGCATCCGATTCGATTTTCCAGGAGTGACAGAAGCGGGGATTTATCTAATCGAAAAATTCGGGCTTCCAGACAGAAAAATGGAGATAGACAGGATAGACAACAATGGGAATTATGCTCCGGGCAATATCCATTTTGTGACACACAGGCAGAACAACCGCAACAAACGATGTACGGTGCTTTCCCGTTACGATCCGGAATATTGGCCCTATGCACGTTCGGTGGTTATACGAAAGCTGTCTTCCGGATTGACGCGGGAAGAGATTATTCGGGATGCAGAAACAGCTGTGTTCGAAAGACGAAAGAACTGGCGGTATATCGAGGCAAGGTTAGAGTTTATGACATACGAAATGCCGGACGACGTCACCGTTTTACCGTATCGGGCAGGCTAGTCCATAACTGTGGTTACGGCGGCTCCGTGGGTGCGCTGATTTCCATGGGTGCACTGGATATGGGACTGAAAGAATCGGAGCTGCCGGACCTGATCCAGAACTGGCGGGAGGCAAACCCGAAGATTGTGCAGTATTGGTGGGATGTGGAGAAAGCAGCGGTGGAAACCGTAAAAACCCATGAGGAACACAGTATCAAGAGAATCCGTTTCCAGTATTATTCCGGTACGCTGTGGATGGTGCTGCCATCGGGCAGGAAACTGGCATATCTTCAGCCGAAGCTCCAGCCGAACCGGTTCGGGCGGATGAGCCTGACTTTCTGTGGGACAGGGGCAAATAACAAGTGGCAGAGGCAGGAGACGTACTCTGGAAAAATTGTGGAAAACGCAACACAGGCAATCGCCAGGGATATCCTGACGGAAGCGATGTGGCGGCTTGAAAAAGCCGGATTTGAGATCGTGGGCCATGTGCATGACGAAGTCATTATTGAAGCACCCATCGGGAAGTACACACCGGAAGATATCTGTAAGATCATGGCGGCAAATCCCCGCTGGTGTATGGACTTACCGCTGGCGGCGGCCGGGTATCGCGGCGATTACTATTTTAAGGATTGAGGTGGCGGCATGGCTCATGTGATGGAAATGAAAGACGGAAAAACAGCCACGGTATTTGGACTTAGGGATGTGCTGGAGATGATCGAAGAATATGCCGGACCGGAACCAAGGCGTTTCATTGAGGAGTATGTATCTGAGATCGAACAGGATAGGGAGGACTTTGAGGGACAGGAAAAATACTACGAGGGCAGGATTGAGAAACTGGAAGACCACCAGAGGGCGCTTTTGAATGATGTGAAAGAAGAACTGGAAGCCATGGAGCAGTTTTTGGATGCGCCACGTTTAAGCCGCACAAAGCTGCATGCTGCTGTGAGAAACATCCAGAAGATGGTCTGTGCTGAACTTTAGGGGTACGGCATATACCAAATGGCATCGGAGGATGCGGAAAGTGAGGGTTTTATATGAAAACAGGCAGAAGTTTAAAAGAAGTCATGACGGAACTGGACCGCCAGAGCAGGGCAAAGAGAGATTATATCGGGTCGGCGGAGGCATTCCATCTCAGGGATGATGGCAGGACGTTTGAGATCAACCATGCGGTTTCCGGGCAGCAGGAAATTTTTGATACCAGCCAGCTCTTCCACAGGCAGGTGGCATCAGCGCTTGGCATCCCGGCAAAGTATTATGACATGATGTCGGCGCAGAAACCGGAACTGCTGGCAGAAAATGTGAACGCATGGTTTGCGGATAAGACGGGCAGCTATATGATCCGCTCCATGGATTACGGTAGCGGCCCAGTGGCAAGGGCGCTCCTTTCAGAACGGTACCGACGCATTGACAATATGGAGATCGCCACGGCTGTCCTTCCGTTATTTGCCGGACAGGAGCAGTATGAGGTGGTTTCCTGCGAAGTGACAGAGAACCGGCTGTATTTAAAAATCGTGAATCACCGGCTGGAGATGGCGGTTGTTCCAGGAGATTATGTTCAGGCCGGCGTGGTGATCTCAAACTCAGAGGTCGGCCTTGGTTCCGTTTCCGTACAGCCGCTGGTCTACCGCCTTGTGTGTACGAATGGGATGGTCGTCAATGACATGGGTGAAAGGAAGAACCATGTAGGGAGGGCAGCCAGGGCATTAGAGGACAGCTTTCACATTTATTCGGATGAGACCATCGAAGCGGAGGACAAGGCATTTCTTCTGAAACTCCGGGATGTGACGGCTGCGGCGATTGAGGAGAGCCGTTTTGCACAGGTGGTGGGCAGATTAAAAGAGGCAGCTGGTGTGCCGATTACAGGAAAAGTGTCGGAGGTGGTGGAACTTACCGGCCGAAGCTATGGGCTGAACCAGGATGAGCAGGACAACATCCTGCAGTATCTGATTTCCGGCGGCGACCTCTCACAGTACGGTTTATCCAATGCCATCACGCGGGCAAGCCAGGATGTAGAGTCTTACGACCGGGCAACTGCGCTGGAGGGCATCGGCTGGCAGGTGGCTGCCATGGCGCGACAGCAGTGGAAGGAGATGAATGGGTAATGCCTGAGAGAGATTTTGGATTTCGTTGGGTGACACACGCATCTGAAACCACTGCCGGTCATCCCTCCAGGCATTCCCACTCTGATCCGACCGCAGACGCAGCCATTGGCAACCTTATGCGGGAGGAAAGGAAAAAGCATCCGTCCAACAGGCATGGGAAATCCAGCCAGAAGAAAAACAGCAGCCGGCGGACAATGGGAGGAGGAAGAAGCAGTGAGGGAAAATGAAATAGAAAAGGCATTTGTGGATGCAGTCAAAGAAGCTGGCGGTAAAGCGGTGAAGTTTACCAGCCAGACGATGAACGGGGTGCCGGACAGACTGGTCCTGCTGCCATGTGGCAAGTGTGCCTTTGTAGAGCTGAAAGCTCCCGGAAAACAGATGCGGAGGCTGCAAAGAAAACGGAGGGAGCAGTTACTGGCACTTGGTTTCCCTGTGTTCTGCGTGGACCGGCCGGAACAGATACAGCCGGTCATGGAAGCGCTTGGGGAGTGGAAACCGGGAGAACCGGTCCCAACAGGAGTAGGGGCAGAAATCCCGGAACTGATAAATATGATACTGCCGGGAGGAGGTGATGCCGAATGAAGTTCATACCGCATGATTATCAAGAGTATTGTATCCAATATGTGAAAACACATCCAATCGCGGCGTTGTTCCTGACGATGGGATTAGGGAAAACAGCCATCACTTTGACGGCTGTGAATGACCTGATGCTGGACACCTTCGATGTATCCAAGGTTCTTGTAGTGGCTCCTCTCAGAGTAGCGCGAGACACCTGGCCGGCAGAAGTTGAAAAGTGGGAACATCTGAAGTTCCTTTCCATTTCCGTCATCGTTGGGGACGTAAAGACACGGATTGGGGCACTGAACCATCCGTCTCTGGTGTATGTCATCAACCGTGAAACGGTCAAATGGCTGGTGGAGTATTACGAGAAAAATGGCCTGCGGTGGGACTTTGATATGGTGGTGATTGATGAACTTTCCTCCTTCAAAAACCATCAAAGTCAGCGGTTCCGTTTCTTACGGAAGATCCGTCCGTTTGTAAAGCGGTTTGTTGGCCTGACTGGTACGCCGACTTCCAATGGCCTTATGGATTTATGGGCGGAGATTGGGATTTTAGATGGAGGACAGTGTCTGGGGAAATTTATCGGCCGGTACCGGGAAGCCTACTTTAAAGCCGGCAGCATGAATCCTCAGACTGGTGTGGTGTTCCAGTATGTTCCCAGAGAGGGAGCAGAGGAACAGATCTATGAAAAGATTTCAGACATCACGATCTCAATGAAGGCCCTGGATTATCTCAACATGCCAGAGTGTGTGATGGCTTCCCATGAAGTGGAGATGAGCACGCAGGAAAAGAAACTCTACGATATGCTGGCAAAAGACCTGTTGATCCCGTTGGAAGATGGTGATATAGACGCTGCCAATGCCGCAGCCCTTTCCGGGAAACTCCTGCAGTTGGCAAACGGCGCTGTGTATGATGAGAATGGCACAGCCCGCAGGATTCACAACCAAAAGCTGGAAGCATTGGAGGATTTGATCGAAGCAGCTAACGGGCAGAGCGTTCTGGTAGCGTACTGGTTCAAGCATGATAAGAAACGTATTGAAGAACATCTCACAAAGATGGGATGCTCTCCGAGGGACATCAAGAACAGTGAGGATATCCGGGATTGGAATGCAGGGAATATCCCGGTTGCACTGATCCATCCGGCAAGTGCCGGACATGGTTTGAACATCCAGCAGGGCGGGCACATCCTGATCTGGTTCGGACTGACCTGGAGCCTGGAACTTTACCAGCAGACCAATGCCCGACTCTGGCGGCAGGGGCAGACAGATGTGGTGACAATTCATCACATCATTACGAAAGGCACAGTGGATGAAGATGTGATGGCGGCACTGGAAGAAAAGGACGTGACGCAGGAAAAGCTGATCGCTGCGGTCAAGGCCAGACTTGGCCGGTAAGGGCACAGTGCTTATTAAGACAAAAATACACGGTTCGGACGGGAGGAGGACGATTCATGGGACGACCGAAGAAAGAAAAATATGAAATAGAGGAGCGGTTCCTGACGGAAGCCCTCCTTCTGGTCGGATCATATTCGGATGCCGCAAAGGAAAAGAAACAGCTTCAGGATTTGATGACGGGAGAGTTTGAATATACAGAGGACATGGCAATCCAGGATTTGATCGGAGGAGGGCAGCAGGAAGGAGAGCGGGTACAGACCAGCAATATTTCCAATATCCCGGAAAGGGTGGCAATCCTGCTGGCAGATGGATATGTGGAGAAACAGAAATACCGAATGCAGCAGGAAGCACAGAGTCGGATGAATGAATACCGGAAAGTCTGTGAGCAGGTGGAAATTGTGGAGACTGCCATGAATGAGCGGATGGATGACAGGACAAGGGCTGTATTCCAGTGCCTTTTCATAGAACATAAGGCATGGAGTGCTGTCAGGGATGAGCATGGAAACCGTCTGGAGAAAAAGGCCGTGCTTAGATGTAAGAATAAGATTATAGCCGCAATCGCACAAGAACTAATGGCAGTTGAAATGGCTAAGGAGATGCAATAATGGGAAGAAGAAAAAAATATGAAGAGGAAGCCAGCACAGAAGGAAAAAAGTATGTGTTGGACACAGTTAGGAGATACCGCCAGATGAAGTCCGATTGCACAGAGTTGGAGAATAAAAGACCGTCCCTTATTCAGCGGGGAAATATAGATGTGGCTGCATTTGATGTTAATGATCTGCTGTCTGAGAATACATTTGTTGATCCTGTAATGACAGAAGCGGATCAGAAAGTGGTGGATCAGTATTTAGCTGACAAGGAAAAAGTGTATTTGCTTGAATATGGCATTAGTATCTTGGAGGAAGGCCAGCGCAGCTTGGCAGAGGATATGTTTGTGAAGAAGATGTCCCGTATGGAACTGGCGAAAAAGTGGCATTTTTCGCAATCAACATTGACAAGGCATAGAAAAGAAATTATCAATAGTCTGGCATTACAGGTAGACGCTTATATGTTTTGGAAGGCGCAAACGCTGTTTGAACAATGACTAATAGCTTCGGGTAAAACCGGAGCTTTTCTTGTTTTCCATATAGTGAACATTTCTATTTTTTTAATGAGCATTTCTTCTGATATAATGGACATTCCACCTATTTTATTGCCACCGAAAACCGTGGTATTATTTATAATGCCGAGAGGCGGAGGATAGAGATGTCCTCCAAACATAAAGCTGGAGCAGGAGCGATTCTGTTTCCGGCTTTTTCTTTTGCAGACACCACGGGAGGTGAGAGGATTGGGCAGGAAAAACAGGAGGAAGGAATCAGCGTATTCCCGGAAGATGAGAAATCCGGAGAAACTGATATCCAAACCGCAAACAGGCATCGTACATAGCGGCGCGGCTCCGGTCAGAGGCGACATTTGGTTTGCAGAGCTTGGGAAGCATCCGGGGACGAGTGTCCAGGAAGGATGCCGGCCGGTGTTTATTATGAGCAATGATACGGCAAACGGGCATTCCGGTACTGTGACAGTCGTGCCGATGACTTCCAAGAAGAAAAAAGCATATCTTCCAACGCATGTTTTGACGGAAGCGTCTGACTGCCCCAATCTGGAACCTTCCATGGTGCTGGCGGAGCAGGTGACTACCATTGGCAAATGCGCCCTCAAAAGTTTTGTAGGGCGTGTCGGAGAGGACAGAGTACATGAGATTGAAAAAGCTGTGGAAGTACATCTCGGTCTGGCTGGAAAGGCACGGGATTAGCGAGCGCAGTCTCTTTATGTCCGGATTTTATATTCAGCAAGATTTCTAACCAGGATTGGAGATGATAAATTGTGGGAACTACCAGTAACGGCCGTGCGCCGGTGAATTTTGTAAACATCCCGGCGGATCTGAAGGCGTCCTGCCGGTTCTGTGTGTGGAAGATGGAGAAGGAAAAAGGCAGGTCGGCAAGGTTTACCAAGGTGCCCTATGACCCGGCAACCGGGAAAAAGGCACAGAGCAATAACGCCGCAACCTTCTCGGATTTCAACACGGTCATTAAAACTTATGCAATGGGCGGGTATGACGGCATCGGTATCCGGGTAGATAACGGCATCGGGGCTTTTGACATCGACCATTGTATCCGGGAGGACGGGAGTCTCAACGATGTGGCAGCTTCCGTGCTTGGAATCTTCAAAGACGCATATGTTGAACGTTCCCCGTCCGGAACCGGCCTGCGCGGGTTCTTCCATGTAGACGCAGATTTTAATTTTGACAAAACCATTTACTACATCAACAACCGTACCCTTGGCTTGGAGGTTTACCTTGCCGGGGCGACAAACCGTTTCGTGACGGTGACAGGAAATAAGTACCGGGAAGGAACCGTCCCAACGGATATGCCGGCACTTCAAACTTTGCTGGATACGCTGATGAAGCGGAAGAGCCAGGTGGTGAACACACACATTGAGCCGTGTTCCTATCTGTCGGATGAGGAAGTGCTGGAACACGCAGGGAAGTCTGCCAATGGGGAACGCTTCATGGATTACTACGAGGGCAACTGGCAGAAATATTTTGATAACCAGTCCGATGCGGATATGGGTTTTCTTTCCATGCTGGCGTTCTGGTGCGGTTGTGACGAGGAGCAGATTGACCGTATTTTCCGTACCTCCGGCATGATGCGCCCCAAATGGGACCGGCAGCAGGCCGGTACTACCTATGGGGCAATCTCCATCCGGAATGCTGTGTCCACCTGCCGTGCGATCTATCTTCCGGTCGATCCGCAGGACATCACGGATGCAGGGGATGAGTTTAAGAACCTTGACGGGGAAGAGGTGGATTACAATCCAGATCTTTCCCAGATCAAGACCACGCTGGATGAGATGCAGCCGCAGTCCAATCCCCGCTATGGCCGGGATGAGATCGGAGTCGGAAATATGTTCGCAGACTACTTCAAAGGCGTGGCGCGTTATAACCGTGACCGGGGCATCTGGTATGTGTATGACGGGACGGTCTGGCGGGCAGACACGGGAGGGCTGAAAGTTGCGGAGCTGGCAAAGCTCTTAGCGGACCGCCTTCTGACGTATGCAATCAAAATCAAGGAGGAGGATACCAGAAAGCGGTTCATCGACCGCATCCGCAGGCTGCAGCAGAGGAAACACAGGGAAACCATGTTAAAAGATGCGAAATCCGTGTATCCGCTGGCGATGTCCTTTTTTGACCGGGACATTTACCTGTTCAACCTCGCCAATGGGACGCTGAATTTGAGAACATTGGAATTTAGGGAACACCGGGCGGAGGACTACCTTACGAAAATTTCCCCGGTCGTTTACGATCCGGATGCGGACTGCCCGCGATGGACACAGTTCATGGAGGAGGTCATGCAGGGGGATGAAGAACGTATCCGGTATATCCGGAAGGCACTGGGATACGCACTGTCCGGTGATACCAGGATGGAATGTTTGTTTATCCTCTATGGTGCAACCTCCCGTAACGGCAAAGGTACCATGATGGAGACATTCCTGCGGATCATGGGCGACTACGGCCGCAACGCCGATCCCGCCCTTCTTGCCATGAAGTTCAACGCACAGAGCAACGGCCCCACAGAGGAAGTGGCGCGGCTTGCTGGTTCCCGGTTCGTGAACATCTCGGAGCCGGAAAAGAAGCTCACCATGGACGCGGCTTTTACCAAGCGTATGACGGGTAATGATTCCATCACGGCCCGTTTTCTGCATGAGAACAGTTTTGAGTTCCGGCCGAATTTCAAGATATTCATCAACACGAACCATCTGCCAAATATCACAGACCTTACGTTGTTCGATTCCGGCCGTATCAAGATCATCCCGTTCAACCGCCATTTTGAAGAGGAAGAACAGGATAAGGGATTGAAGGCGTTCTTTGCAGAGGAAGAAAATATGTCCGGTATCTTTAACTGGCTGCTGGAAGGGCACAGGCTTTTTGAAAGAGAGGGGCTTACGATGCCAAAGTCCGTGCTGGAGGCGACCGATGCTTACCACAAGGAATCAGACCGGATGGCACAATTCTTTACAGCCTGCATCGCAGACGCTCCGGGGAAGGAACTGAGGACTTCTGCAATGTACACAAGGTATCAGGAGTGGTGTAAAGAAAATGGTTACCGGCCAGAGAGCATGAAAAACTTTAAGCCGGCGATTGACCGGAAATACACAATCGTAAAGAAACGACCCGCAGATGGCAGCGGAAGTGCAACACCCATGGTGCTGGATGTGGAATTTCTGCCGGATGAGGATGTGGCCCCGGAGCTTGTGCCTGTTGATTAACGGCTTACTTGCCCGGCTGGATGTTGCCGTTGTTGCTGGTATTTTGAAATTCATTCCAGCCTTCTCAATTTACACAATGCTGTGTTTTTATCGGCAACAGCGGCGACAAAGGCGGGTTCATCGGCAACAATGCGGCAACATCCGGCAACGGAAAATGGCGGCTTTCATCATTTTAAAATGCGGAAAAACGTGATAAATACAGCATTTTTAAAGAACAGCCCTTATCTGCTTTTCATGTGTTGCTGATGTTGCTGCTGATATGGTTAGCTTTTATTATTTATTTCCCCGTGAACGATTTATATTTTAACAGCAACATCAGCAACAAAGAGAAAGAATAGAAATCCGGCAACGATGAAAAGTGCCGTATTTTCAAGGAAAAACGGACTTTGAGGGAATGGAAAAAGGGAAAAAGAGGGGCAGTTATTCAGCAACAGATTCAGCAACAACCAGCAACGATTGTGAGAGTACTGAATTGTGTCTACAGCGAATCAAAAAATGATAGCGGATCATAACAGGCATCTTTTGAACCGGCCAATTTGTGTAGGAATGGCACATGCTGGCAAGGGCAAAGGGTGCCTGCTTTGTAATACATGAAACGAGAGGAGAAGTAAAACTATGAGCAGAATTTTAACATGCGAACAGGTGTCAGACGGGCATCCCGATAAAATCTGCGACCAGGTTGCGGATGCCATTGTGACGGATTGCCTGGTACATGACAAAGACAGTCGTGTGGCGATAGAGTGCCTGTTAAAGGACAGCCGCCTAATCATTGCCGGAGAACTGACCAGCAGGCACCAGCCGGACTACCGGAAACTGGTGGATGATGTGCTGGAGCGTATCGGAAAGGGAAAGACGGAATACGGCAGGATGGAGATCATCAGCCCGCTGGATGTTGCCCTTATGGTAAGGGAACAGTCGCCGGACATTGCCCTTGGTGTGGATAAGGGCGGAGCCGGAGATCAGGGCATCATGTTCGGATATGCCACCAATGAGACACCGGAGCTTCTTTCGGTTCCGTTTGCCGTGGCGACCAAGTTCCTGCGGCTTTTGAAGAACCATCCGTCAAAGATGTTTCGGGCAGATGCCAAGGCGCAGGTCAGTTTTGATTACAACAGCGGACGGATCGCCGCTTTCCTCTGCTCCGTGCAGCACAGCCCGGATGTGGAGGTCAGTGATTTCCGCCACATCATCGAAGGAATGATGGTGCTGGCTGCCTGTGAGTATGGACTGAACGGTGATTTTGAAAAGTTCATCAATCCGACCGGACGGTTTGTGGTTGGCGGCTCCTTTGCCGATTGTGGTGTGACAGGAAGAAAAATTGCGTGTGATACCTATGGCGGCATCGGCAGGATCGGCGGCGGTGCGCTGTCCGGGAAAGACCCAAGCAAGGTAGACCGTTCGGCTGCGTATATGGCACGGAAGATTGCCCGCGATGTTGTGCAGGCCGGATATGCGGAGCAGTGTGAAATTCAGATTGCTTATGCCATCGGGATGGAACAGCCTGTGTCAGTCAACGTGGACTGCTTTGGTACAGAGTACCAGCCGCTGGATTTCATTCAGGCTTATGTGGAGGACAGCTATGATTTGACACCGAGGGGAATCATTAGCAGATTGCATCTCCTGGATGTGGACTACAACCTGGTATCCGCCTACGGGCACTTCGGGAAGCCCGGACTTCCGTGGGAGGAATAGAGATGCCTTGGAAACCAAAGGTTCCCTGTAAGCATCCCGGCTGTGCGGAATTGGTGGAATCGGGAACAAAGTATTGTGAAAAGCACAAAGCACTGCACCCGGAAGAAGTGCGGTCAGCCGCAAAGCGTGGGTACGGAAAGCGATGGCAGAAGGCCAGCCGGGAATACCTGCAGGTGCATCCGCTGTGTGTGCTGTGCATGAAGAAACGGCCGCCGCGGTATGTGAAGGCGACAGTGGTTGACCACATCACTCCACACCGTGGCGACCAGAAACTGTTCTGGGACCGGAGCAACTGGAGGAGTTTATGTAAGCAGTGCCATGATAAAAAGACGCGGGCGGAAGACAACAACCCGACCTACACCTATTGAGCAGTGTCTTTCTCAATCACCAGCCGTCCTTCCTCACACTGGATGGACACGAAGCTGCCGGCTGTGAAGCCAAGCTGCTCCAGCCACTTCCCTTCCAGACGTATTTGTGGAGAAAGGTTCCTGCCCTGGTAAGTGTAGTAGACTTTCCTGCGGCGGTTCCTTTTCTGTTTCTCTTTCAAAGGTTCATGCCTCCTTTCTTTGCGGTACGGTCATGTTACCTCTGAAAGCAGAATATATCCAGCAAATCCGATGCCATAATCTACACAGATTTCTGTGGTTTTGTTTGTGTACATTATGGCGGAAAGGGGCCACCGGGGGCCGGGTTTACTTCTCTGTGGTGAAGTGCCACGGAGACCGCCGCCCCCTCAAACGTAAAAAACCGCGAATTTGATAGGCCGGGGGTCTGGCAGTTACGGCGCAAAATGAAACCAGCAGACGAAGAGGCACGGCAGCACTGCCAGGCCCTGTCTTTTAAATATCCGAAATGAACCAAAACGCATGAACTTCCTTGGAAAATCAAGGCTTTTCGTGCGTTTTTGTTTGTTCCGGTGAAATATGAAAATCCAGAATGGAACAGAAACTACCCGTATGGTATCCATGCTGACGGGACGAAAATTTACCTCATCTATTTTTATGTATTTTTTGGGATTTTTCCGCAAAATGGGCGGGGTTACGGCGCAGCATGGAAACGGTGCAACATGAACCACACAGGAGGAGGGGCAGCGATGGAAACAAATACAGAAGCTGAGATGCTGGAGGATATGGCGAAACGGTTCTGCCCCAACTGCGGTGCGGCGGTCACGCCAAACGGCAGAGGCCGTCCAAGGATATTCTGCTCGGAACCCTGCAGGTATGCGTGGAAGAATAGAAACCCGCACCCGGAAAATTGGAAATCCACCCGGACGGCTATTTGCCCGGAGTGCGGAAAACCATTTCTGGCAAGCCGGGAGTATGGGAGAGTGAGGAAATATTGCAGCCATGCCTGTGCCAACAGAGGACGGGCGAAACGAAAGGAGCGTGAGGGAAATGAAGGATAGGATGAAAACCATCGGCGTGTACTGCGTCTACAATACGATGGGTATCTGCGTACATGAGATTGACTGCTGTGAGGACAGGGTGCTTGCATCCGCAAATGGAGAAAACCCACAGTGGTGTCCCATGAATGAACAGACGCGGTCGGACGGGGGAGAGGCGGAGCCGGGATTCTTATTCGGCTCTTTTTTCGTGCCGTTCTCAGAGGTCATGCGCGTCTGAGTAAAGGAGGACGCATGGATGCAGAAAACTGCACAACTGAAAGTGCTGCCGGTGGGCGTACTCAGGCCGGCCGCATACAATCCCCGGAAGAAACTGAAGCCGGGGGATAAGGAGTACGAGAAGATTAAAAATTCCATTATGGAGTTCGGGTTTGCGGACCCTCTTGTGGTCAATGCTGATATGACAATCGTGGGAGGGCACCAGAGATTGGCTGTTGCCATGGAACTTGGCTATACGGAAGTGCCGTGCGCGGTGGTTGATGTCGATAAAGTCCGGGAGAAGGCACTGAACATTGCCCTCAATAAGATTACGGGGGCGTGGGACGATTCCCTGCTGGCTGATCTGCTGAAGGATTTGGAAGACAGCGAATTTGATCTGGGCAAGACAGGATTCGAGCCGCCGGAGATTTCTGAAATCTTCAATAATGTACATGACAAAAATGTGCAGGAAGATGATTTTGATACGGAAAAGGCGGCAGAAGCAGAGGCTTTTGTGGAACCGGGGGATATCTGGATTCTTGGACGGCACCGGCTGATGTGCGGCGACTCCACAAAACCGGAGGACGTAGCGGTTCTGATGGATGGGAAGAAAGCAAACCTGTGTATCACGGACCCGCCGTATAACTGTTCTTATGAGGGTGGCACTGGAATGACCATCATGAATGACCAGTGGACAGATGGTGAGAAGTTCTACCAATTCCTGCTGGATGCGTTCAGAAATGTGTATGAGAACCTGACGGACGGCGGGGCGGTTTATATTTTCCATTCGGATGCGGAGAAGGTGAATTTCTTCAATGCTACGGTTGCGGCAGGCTTTCATTATTCTACAACCTGTATCTGGGTGAAAAATGCGCTGGTGATCGGACGGATGGATTATCAGATGCGCCATGAGCCGGTAATCTATGCGTTTAAGGGCACAGCACGGCATAATTTTTACGGTGACCGTAAACAGACCACTATCTGGGAGTTTGACCGGCCAACGAAATCCAAGCTGCATCCGACCAGCAAGCCCCTTCCCTTGATCGCATATCCAATGAGGAATTCATCCCAGGCAAACGGAATTGTACTGGATCTGTTCGGTGGTTCCGGTTCCACCCTTATGGCGGCGGAGCAGCTTGACCGCATTGCCTGTCTGATGGAGCTTGATCCAAAGTATGCATCTGCGATTGTCCGCAGGTATGCAGCGTATAAAGGAGAAACAGGGGATATCACGGTAATCCGCAACGGGCAGAAACTCCGGTGCGATGAAATTTATATCTTGGAGAATGAAGATTTTTCCTTTAAAGAAGGCAGCGTGGATGAGAAACAAAAGGGCTGTAAGAAGAAAGCGGGTGGGGAAAATGGAGCATCCGTCTAATTTTGTAGATTTAACAGGGAGAAAATTCCAGTCATGGACAGTGGAGAGCCTGTCCCACGCAAAGGGATGGAGACTCTATTGGAACTGCCGATGCGATTGCGGAAACCGGAAAATAATGCGCGGCGATGGCATTCAGAAAATACAGGTGCCTTATTGCAGCCAGTGCAAGCCGAGGAATACCGTGCTGGACATTGCCGCAATCCCCAATGGTGTGGTTGCGCAGGTGAGGGAACGTAAGAGCGGAATATTTCAGAATGCCTTTATCGTGGACGGACCGGTTGTGTATGGTTATACGTCCAATGCTGAGTGCTTTTTGTTTGATGCGGCTGATATTGAGAAGGCAAAGAAGCATACATGGAGCAGGAAGCATATGCGGGATGGCTGGTATGTGTATACGGTCGTTAAACAGAAATTCACTTATTTTCACACTTTGATTCTGGATAATCTGGAGTGCAGGAAAAGGATAGACCATATCAATAGGGATAAACTTGATAACCGCAGGGAAAACCTGCGGTTTTGCTGTGACCAGCAGAATGCGTTTAATCAAGGGATGCCGAAGACGAATACACTTGGGTACAAAGGTCTGGCGAAACACACAAGCGGAAGATGGAACGCTGTCATTACTTTTTGCCAAAAGAAGATCAGTCTTGGCCTTTATGACACAAAGGTTGAAGCGGCAGCAGTATATGACGCGGCGGCAGAGCTGCTTTTTGGTGAATTCTGCAGGCTGAACAGGGAGTGTGTTGTCGGCGTTCCTCATGCGACACCGGATCAGAGATCTTATGTGGTATACCGTTGTCTGAAAAGGCTGGAAGGAATCCAATGGGCGCAAAATCCGGAACTTTTGGATGACGCGCTTAGACGTTTGCACCGGGAACAGGAGAGGCTGGCAGCATAGGAGGAAATCATGATAAAAAATAAAAATGAACTGACCCTCGGCAGCCTGTTTGACGGCTCCGGGGGCTTTCCCCTGGCGGGCATCCTTGCCGGGGTGACGCCTCTGTGGGCATCCGAGATTGAGCCATTTGCTGTACGTGTAACTACTGCAAGGCTTCCGCAGATGAAACATTATGGAGATGTTTCGGGTATCAGCGGGGCAGACCTCCCGCCTGTGGATATCATCACCTTCGGGAGTCCTTGTCAAGATATGTCCATCGCCGGGAAACGGAGCGGCCTGGACGGTTCACGCTCCAGCCTGTTTTATGAGGCAATCAGAATCGTGAAAGAAATGAGGGAGAAGACCAATGGAGAAAAACCAAGATTTATCTGCTGGGAAAACGTCCCCGGCGCCTTCTCCAGCAACAAAGGAGAAGATTTCAGGGCGGTCCTTGAAGCCGTCATCGGCATTAAAGAACCGGCCGCCCAGGTGCCTGCGCCTGGTAAAAAAGGATGGCCCTACGCCGACTGCTACCTGGGAGACGGATGGAGCGTGGCATACCGCGTTCTCGACGCTCAATACTGGTCCGTCCCCCAACGAAGGGCAAGAATCTTTCTTGTCGCAGATTTTGGAGGCGGAAGTGCCCCGGAAATATTATTTGAGTCGGAAGGCGTGTCTGGGTATACTCCGCAGGGCTTCCGCACGTGGCAAGGAACTGCCGGAGATTTTAAGGAAGGCGCTGGAACAGCAGGCGGAGCGGATGCGGGACGAGGAAGAGTCGTCTTAAACGACCAGGGCGGCAGCCGCATGGATGTGACGGAGGAGGTTGCCTGTACGTTACGGGCAGAGGCACACCATCCGCCGGTCATCCTGGAAGAGCCAGGCCGGCCCGCATCAGCAGGTTTCTGTACGGAACACAGCGCTAAGTCCCGGAGTATCGGTTATGAGGAGGAGACATCTCCTACACTCCGGGCGGGAGTTGTCCCGGCGGCAATCGCCCTGGATTACCATCCGGAAGACAGCCGCATTGGTATCGGCGAGCCAGAAAAGTGCCAGACGCTGACTTCCAGGATGGGCACCGGCGGTAACAATGTGCCGGTCCTTCTGCAGGAAGAGCTGGAACCGAAAACGCTCAAGATCAGGTGCGGCATACCGAATGGAGGGAAAGGCGCGCTGGTACAGAATAATAAGTCCGCCACCCTTGGCTGTAATAATGACCAGACTGTATTTGTCCCTTATGGCATCTGCTCCAAGGACAGCAACGCCATGAAATCTGATAATCCGAAAGCAGGGTTTTATGAGGCGCAGACCAGCCGGACGCTGGATGCCAATGGCGGGCATCCGGGATGCAACCAGGGCGGAATCGCCATTGTTGCTTTTACGCAGAACCAGCGGGATGAGGCGCGTGATCTTGGGGAAAAGTCCGGTGCGCTTGCGGCGGAGCCGGGAATGAAACAGCAGACCTATATCCTACAGGGCAGCATGATCGGCAGGGCGGATAAGAACGGACCACAGGGAAGCGGTATTAATGAGGATGTGTCCTTTACGCTGGATGTAGCTGACCGCCATGCAGTTGCCTACTGCATGACCACAGGGGAATACACCCAGGCATTAAAGGAGAAGGCGCCGACACTGATGGCAAGGGATTATAAAGATCCGCCAGTCGTGAACGATAAGCCCATGCAGGAACCTTATTATATCGTGCGCCGCCTGACGCCAACGGAGTGTGCAAAGTTGCAGGGCTTCCCTTCCTGGTGGTGCAGCGGGCTTGGTGTGAAGGACCCAACTGAGGAAGAACTCGCATTCTGGGCGGAGGTGTGGGAAACACACCGGAAGGTCATGGGGACATCAAAAAAGCCGAAGACGGAAAAACAGATCCGCAAATGGCTGACAGATCCCCACTCGGATTCCGCAGAATACCGTCTCTGGGGAAATGGTCTTTCTTTGCCCATTACTTTTTTCGTGTTAAGTGGCGTAGTTTGGGCGAATAATCAAGGCTCATCCGATGAAAATGAGCCAATAAAAAATTGATGATCATGAAGTGAGCCTTGATGAAAAGGTGCTTGCTGAATAGGAAAATCCGCCTTTTCATCAAGATAACCTCTGATTTTTATTGCTTGGCGCATAGGAAATACAAGGATTTTATGTGCTCTTTTTTTCACAGAAATCCTTATCTGTAGCCCATTTTATCCCAGATAAGACGAAAAAAACTATGGGCAAAGAAAGACCATTATGTGTTGCAACCGATAATGGGATCGCATTGCCGTGTTCTTATTTTGTATTAGCAGGAATCGCCTGGGCCGCACAGCGGGAAGAAGAAACAGAGTAATGAACGATGGCGGAGGACATCTTTGCTGCCGATGGGAAACCATAAGTAGCAGGGCGGGCTTCTGCCATGATACATAGGAGGGATGCTTTATGGGATGGCTGATTGCTGCGGCTGCCGTTTTTGTAATTCTTGCGTTCATTGTTACCCTTTCCCTCTGTATGGCTGCCGGGGATGAGGACGATGATGCGGAACAGATGAAATGGATACAGGACATTGAGGAAAAGCGCAGAAAGCAGAAGGACAGCCGGAAGTTACACTAATGCACAATTCCCGCCCATGGATTTGTGCATTAGGTCAATTCCGCACATTTGCGGGGATATCCGTTGACTTATTCCGGCTTTAGAGTGATTAATACCATACGCCAAAGAACACTGGCGAAAAAGCCAGGGAGAACGAAGAAAGGAGCGGCAGGACATGATGAAATTTGAAAAGAACATAGAGGAAAGAAAGGAACTGGTCAAAAGACTGGGAGAACTTACGGGGATTTCCCCTTACTACACAAAGGTTCCGAGATGTGCTTATGAGATTGGGGATTACACGGTAGAACGGGATGGAAGCCTGACAGTGGAAGAGGATGCGGCAGACCTTGGAATCCTTGCAGCCCTGAAAAATGAGGGACTGATCAAGGATGCAGAGGGAATCCTCGAAGCGGCAGCGGAAGAACCAGGGCAGGCAGGGGAAACAGCAGAGACAGATTCTATCCCGGACAGCGAATACGAGTCAGAGGTTCGGGAAGAGGCAGCCGCCCAGGAAAGAGAGGAACCGCTGGACATGGCAGTCAGCCTACCGATGGGAAATCACATAGGAAATACCTTAAGAAACCTTGTGAACATGATCTACAGCAGGGGCCCGCTCCTTAGCAAAGCATCCGGCGGGAACTTTCATGTGGAAAAAGAACTGGCAGAGGCCCTGCGGGATGATGCCTGCACCGCAACAGTCCAGACTTTTTTGAAAGCGCTGGCAGATTATACGGAAGCGCACGGCGGTATGGAGGGGATTCAGATCACGAAAGAACAGATTTCCTTCACAGGTTTTCCGGTACCGGCAGACCAGGCACACGCCGATGCCTTTTGCCAGCTGGCTGCCATGATGAATGCCATGGCTCTTTCCCAGAAACGCATTCAGGCAAAAGAGGTCAACACGGATAACGAAAAATACGCATTCCGCATCTGGCTCCTCCGGCTTGGGATGAATGGGGATGTCTACAAAACTGTCCGGAAGGTACTGATGGAGAACCTTTCCGGCCACGCTGCATTCCGGACCCAGGAGGAGGCGGAAAAGGCAAAGGCGAAAAATAAAGCAAAACGTGAGGCAGAAAAGGCAGAGCAGGCGGCAGGAGGTGAGGAGTCATGAGAGAAAGTATCTGCACATTAGCATACCAGAAGGCGGTAGATGCCATTGATGGGACAGAACAGGTGTATTTTAAGCATGGGTGCTGGAACCCTTATGAACTGAAACCAACAGAAGAAGTGAAAAGGCGGATCATGAACAGCGGGTACGGCGCAGACGTGGACCGGAAGGATGGGATGTTTTATGTGTGCTGCCCCTGCAATTCAGACATGTGGTAAGCCGCAGTTTCCCGCAAATGGGAGCCGGAAAATAATTAAGCACCTTCTCCATTGTAAGTGATAATACCTCTGAAAGTGTGCATTATCAAGCATTTTCCCCGCCATAAAATACACACATTTTTCCTTTGATCTTTGGTACATTTATGCCCGTTATCAACTTGCTATTATCTGCGTTCAGAGTGATATATAGACACAACAAAAGAGCAGAAAACACCGCAGACAGGCGGCTTTAGCAAAGGAGACAGCGAGCATGAACGAAAAGACAAGGGCACAGATTGAGGCAATGAAAAACCAGACGGTAGGTGTGGAAGTAGAGATGAACAACATCACCAGGGAAAAGGCAGCGAAGAAAGCGGCAGAATTCTTTGGAACCGGAAGGTATGAATACACAGCAGGGCGGAACGGATACTGCACCTGGTCGGCATGGGACGCACAGGGAAGGGAATGGAAGTTCCAGAGGGATGTCAGTATCGAGGGACCGGACAGCGAAAAATGCGAGATGGTCACCCCAATCCTGATTTACGATGACATCGAAACGCTCCAGCAGCTTATCCGGGTCCTCCGCAAGGCAGGGGGCCGCAGTTCGGCAAGCAGAGGGTGTGGAGTCCACATCCACATTTCAGGAGAAGGCCACACGCCGCAGACCATCCGGAACCTGGTCAACATCATGGCAGCCCATGAGGAACAGCTGACGCAGGCGGTCCGGATCGACCGCTGGAGGCAGAGCCGGTACTGCCGGACGGTAGACCCGGCTTTCCTGGAACGGCTGAACCGGATTAAGCCGAAGACCATGGAGGCACTCAGCCAGTGCTGGTACAACGGGTCAAGGGACACCTCACATTACTCACCAACACGTTACCGGATGCTGAACCTCCATAGTTTTTTCAACCGCTATCATACCATCGAATTCAGACTTTTCCAGTTTGATGAACCGGGAGACGGCAGACAGGGAGGGCTCCATGCGGGCCAGTTAAAATCCATGATCCAGTTTTGCCTTGCGATGAGCGAACTTGCAAAAGAACTGCGGTACGCAAGCCCGAAAAAGCAGCAGGACGAAAACGTGGCTTACGCATTACGGTGCTGGATGCTCCGGTTGGGATTCATCGGGGACGAGTTCAAAACCGCAAGGGAGTATTTCATGCGGAACGCAGAAGGGAACTGCGCATGGCGGCATGGAAGACCGTAAAGTCCAGACATTCATACACAGGCACTTCCGGGTGGGCAACCGCCCTTGGGGTGGTAGAAGGAGGCGAAGATATCATGAAAAACGAAAATAGGATGAAACATATGGATGCTGCCCCAAGAGGCAGGGCATTTAAAGTGACGGTTTCGGAACTTTACCAGAGGGAGATCACCGTGTACGAATCAGAAATGAAGGAGGCAACACCGGAGGAAGCCCTCCGCATGGTAGAGAACTGGTGGCAGGACAGCCAGATCGATTTAAACGAAGCGGATTTCCAGGGTGTGGAATATTCCTTAACCGGAATAGCGGAAGCTCCGGCAGAGACGGAAGGCGGTGAGTGACAATGGCAGGAATGTTCTCCCTGGGGCTTAGCACAGGGGCGGCGAGGAAACCGAACCGTTTTTATCTGGCCTACGGTTCCAACCTGTCCCTGGAACGGATGAAAAGCCGCTGCCCGGATGCAGTAGTGCTTGGCACCGCCGTCATTCCCGGTTACCGTCTCCTGTTCAAAAAGAGCAAGACCGGAAGCTACGCAACCATCGAGCAGGATGCCAACTGCTGTGTCCCCGCGCTGGTCTATAAGATTTCAGAACTGGATGAAGCGCTGCTTGACCGCTGTGAGGGTTATCCCCGGTATTATTATAAGCGGAATTTCCGGCTTTCTGTCACGAGGCTGGATTCCGGCAGGCGGATGAAAGAAAGGAAATGGTGCATGGCCTATGTGATGCACGAGGAACGCACCCTTGGGGAACCGGACATGGAGTATTTCCGGCTCTTGGATGAAGGGTACGGCGAGTGGAATTTTGATACCGATATTCTGGATAAGGGGCTGGCGGACAGTATCGGGATCAGGGCTGCGGGAGAATACATAGAACGCTACCAGCGAGGGTAAAGTACACAATCTGCGGCCGGTACATTTGGTGGATTTATGGATCAGGATTTACTTGCTATTACCGGCCAAAAGAGTGATTAATACCATACCGCCAGAGAAGCGTGGAAGAAAGGAGCGAAAGCAAATGAGCAAGAAAAAATACTACATAGCGTACGGGAGCAACTTATCAGTGGGCCAGATGGCCTACCGCTGCCCGGATGCGAAAGTCATCGGAACTGCGGTCATTGAGGATTACGCGCTGCTTTTTAAGGGCTGCGCCACCATTGAGCAGAGGGAAGGAAAAAAGGTGCCAGTACTCATCTGGGAGATTTCACCGGAGGATGAAAACAGCCTGGACCGTTATGAGGGATATCCCAACTTTTATTACAAAAAGAATTTGACATTGACAGTGCGGATCACCGGCACAGAGGCAGAGCAGGAACTGACCGCGATGGTCTATATCATGGATGAACACCGCCGCCTCGCCAGCCCGACGGGATATTACTACAAGGTACTGGCAGACGGTTATGAGGATTTCGGGTTTGATAAAGCGGTTCTGGAGCAGGCTCTTGTGGACAGCATCGGAAAACGGACAGCCCGCATATTCCTAAACGGGCATCGGGACAGGTGCAGGAGGTAGCAGATGGGGCTGAACGATTGTGATGATTCGGAGGTGTGAGCATGGGATTCCCAAAGAGAGAAACCGTGGAGAAAATCAAAAAGGAATATCCTGTCGGTTGCGAGGTGGTGCTTGACCGGATGGAGGATGTGCAGGGTCCTCCGGTGGGGACACACGGAACCGTGAAGTCAGTGGATGATACGGGAAGTATCAAAGTTGCGTGGTGCACGGGCGGCAGCCTGCGGGTAATTTATGGGGAGGATGCCTGCCACCGTATCGACACAGATGCGATAGTAAAAGAATTTCTGGACGGATACGGGAAAACACAGGCCGGAGGAAGATGCCCGCGCTGTGGAAGCCCTATGCCGCATCTGGAGCGCCATGCAGTCAGCCGGAGGGCGGACATTATTGTGTGCGATTCCTGCGGAACTGAGGAAGCGTTAGAGGACGCTGGTATGGCGGCAAAGAAACCGCTGTTTACATGGGCGGCATGGAAGGAGAGAAGGAAATGAGCCACAGAAAAATGCCTGCTTACGGAGAACGCGAGCATGGCGGCAGATACATACTGGATGATTACTGTTGGTCCAGGAACCATTGCAGGGCAGTTACAATCCGCCGCCGGAAACGGAATTTGAAAAAGAAAGCTAGGGCAAGGCTGCGGATGTGTCTTGTATTGGTGGAAGGAGGATATGAACAGGATGAAATCTAAAATATGGAAAGTGGGGGATACCTGCTTTGTGATCACCAATAAGAAAAAGCGGCAGTTAATGGAATATAAAGTTCTGTCTTTCGATGGCAGGTATTATTTCCTGGATAGCCGGACAGGGAGCCGTATCAATGCCTCCCCGTCCCGGATGTTCCGGTCAAAGGAAGAAGCGGCCGCTTCACTTGGATAGGAGACGGTCATGATACAGAAACCGCTGCCGGGAACGGCAAAAATAAAAAGGAACAGCTGGAGCAGAGGTAACGGCGCATACAGCATGAGAGGTGAACTGAAACATGGGATTGCCCTCAATAAGAAACGCCTGAACCGGAAAATCCGGCACAGAAACAAAGATGCGCTGCATGGGGGCTGCTACAAGCGTGTGTGCAGGACGTTTCACATGGTGGAGTTTACTTAAAAAGAAAACGGGAGCCGATGATAATCCGGCTCTCACTCCAGTTTACCCTATATTCGCTCTGAAATCCAAGTTTATCAAGCGATTTTTGAACCAAAATGTACACAACCTTTTGGAGATATGTTTGGTACATCTATGGTATCATGTCTGCTTGCTATTAGTGGGAAGCGACGGTAACATGGCATCACCAAAACGAGGGAGGGATTCAAAATATGGAATGGGAAATTGATGAATCAATCAGAGAGAAGGTACTGAAATTTAAAGGAGATTATGAACGGCTCTTTTCGGAGATGACAGACCCAATGGGAAATCTGTCGGAAGAGGTTATTGCTTACTTGAAGCAGAATAATTTATGGAGCGACCAGGAGGCAATCCTGAATGTGATCTGTGTACTGCCGAGTTGCCATTTTCGCCATTATCTATATTCCCATTATTACAAGATTACAGATAAGCCGGATGAGATTATTACAAACCCGGAATGTAAAGTCTGGAAGGTAGACCGGGAAATATTACTGAAAATTCAGAGTGCTGCAGAGGAATATGAGGAAAGAGAAAATTGTCTGCGGCAGATGCGGGATGCTTTTGAAAAAGAAATATTCCAATACCTCCAAGAAACTAGGTTATGGGATAATGCAGAGACATTGGTCGAAATGCGGCTTTTATTGCCGACATGCCTGATACAGCATAAGCTGGATGAGCGCTGGTACGAATTATATCAGAAAGAAAACGGGGCGGATGGGAATTGAACCATTATTATGGAGACTGTGTGCTTCCGGTCATAAATCATGCACAGTTTCCGCCAGAAATCTTTGTGTACATTATGGTTCAGCATGGACTTGATAATATATGCTTTTAGAGCGAATATGTCACTACCGAAAGGGGAAACAAAGAAAACGGAGGAAACACACATGAAGGAATTAAGCAAAAAGGAACTGGAAAGCCTGGTGGAGATCGCAAAGAAACACATTTACCCGGTTGAAGTTAGAGGGGATTTGGAAACCCGCGACAATGACAGTGAGGATTTTCTGGATGTTTCCGTCTGGAGCATCAAGGCAGCATTGACGGCGGCTTACGAACTTGGGAAAGAAAGTAGCCAGAACAAACGCGGCGGCAGGAAAATATCCCTGACAACGGCAGACGGGATTTCGGAGAGCTTAAGCAACCTTTGGTACACTGGTGACTGCGACATTGCAACTTTCACGGATGCGGTTGAGGACAGCCGGACGGGGGCAGAACTGGTCAGGAACCTTGGCGGGCTGAAACTTTTTAGAAAATTTACTCTCCATAGGGAAACGGATACCAAGATCAGGCTGAAGGGCACAGACCGCATGGGAAACATCAGCTACCTGACGGTTACAAAATAAGGACCAGAAAACAGGCAGAGGCAAGGGGCTGGAGAGACCGGCCTTTTGCTTGTGCCTGTTTGATGCCATAAAATACACAGTTTTTCGTTGAAATGATTGTGTACATTATGGTTCAGATATGAGTTGCTATTATCCGCACCTGACGGTAATATGTGTCACAACAAAGGGGGAAACACCCCAAGATCAAGGAGGGCACAGACCATGAAGAAAAATATTTTTGCAGAAGAATACGCACAGGAGATGGCAATCAAAGCACAGTACCATGAGGCTAAAAAGACAGGCAGCAAGGAAGGGCAGGAAGCCGCGCGGGATGCCTACCATGAACTGGAGGAGCAGATTGTAGCAAAGGGAAATTCCTACGCAAGAATCTACCGGCTTTACAGCGAGGCACAGGAGCGGGGCAACGAGTACATTGATTTAAACGATACCATTGAGGATGAACAGGTAAAGCCGCTGATCGGCAGCCTCCGGGAATACGGCATTGAAAAATTTACCTTTTCCTCCACCTGGTCTTCGGCGGTTGAAACCGCATGGCTTTTTACACAGAACGGATGCAGGCTGGAGGGGCTGGTGGAGATCAACAGCCGCCACAAAGCATTTATGAGCGATGAATACGAGAAAGCCCACGGCTACCTTTTTTCCATCGGGGATGCAGAGGATAAATAAAGCGTAAGCGGCCGGAAAAGGGGCGGTAAGCCCCTGAAGGCTGCCGCCGGAAAATCCCCCGGATGCCCGGTAAAAATGCGGACACGGGCGGCTGTGGCGGGCACTGCGGGGAAAACGGAAAGCAGGAGGACAAAGCAGTGGAATATAAAGGTTACTGCATAGCAGTTGGCTGGAACAATCGGGAAATGGGATTTGATTTTGCTGTATATGATCCGGAGAATAGGAAAGTGGCCTGGAGCGATGCGGCCTATTTCTTTGACTATAACGCAGAAAAAGCGGCGAAGGAGACCGTTGACAAAATCCTGGAGGAGCAGGAAAACGGGGAATAAAATACACAATTTCCCCGCCTTATCTTTGTGCGGTATATTCGGATAATCTGCTTGCTATATGTGCGAAACAGAGCGAATATGTCACTACCGAAAGGGAAAACAAAGAAAACGGAGGATTACAGCATGAAAGCATTTTACAAGTTTGAAGAGACCACTAATATGGAGAGCCTGCAGATGAAGGTCAGCTCCTACGGCGCGGTATTAAAATACGGGGAGCAGGTTCTCGTAGCAGACATTGGCTGGAAAGGGTTTTCCGCAGCGGTTTACGAGTTCATTGAAACCCCGGAGGAAACGGGGCTGCCGGATATCGAATGCAGGCTGAACCTGGTAGAAGGGGCAGAGGACGCTTTCGAGGACGGAGGGCATGCCATTGCATGGTGCATGGAAAAGCAAAATAAAGGAGAATACGGATCATGGCAGAATGCAGAATTTGTAAAAGGGAGATGCTGACGGCGCAGGGATGCGCCATCGGCACGGTACACATTAACGGTAAAGTATACCCAAGGATCAAGGCCGGGGATGCACGGGATTTTAACCCATGCATGGAAGAAGGGGAACGCTGCGGTGACTGCGGCGCGATGAAAGGATTCTTCCACCATTTCGGATGTGATATAGAACGCTGCCCGGTCTGCGGGATGCAGATGATAAGCTGTGACTGCGAAGATGTTTATTATGAGGGGATCGGTGAAGAATGACCCAGACCATGGACCGGAAGGTTCCAACGTGGGAAATTCCGGGCTGCTGTAATATACACAATTTCTCCTCTGTATCTTTGGTACATTTATGGAGCAGAATTGACTTGCTATATGTGTGAAACAGAGCGAATATGCTACTACCGAAAAGGAAAATGAAGAAAAACGGAGGAAACAGCGGTGACAAGATTTCAGAAAGAATTAAGCGGAGCACTTGGGGCATATTGGAAAAAGGAAGCAGAGAAAGAACTTGAGAGAGTGAAAACGGACCTGCAGGAAGGCAGAATTACCATTGACGAGAACGGGGTTGCCCGCAACTGCATCAGCAGGGTGCTGATGGGTGACATGCTGGAAAAGCTGGCGATGGTCACTGCCAAGGTCAGTGTGGAGGCATCCACAGTGGCCAGGAACCGAGAGGTTTCTGAATCCCTCGCGGAATACCGGAAAAATGCAAGGCCGGTTTCCGAAGAGGAGCGCATGGAGATGCAGGCTGCTTTTGGAAAAGGAACTACAGTGGTCAATGTCCTGACCGGCGAAAAAATTGAACTTTAAAATCACAACGAAACTACAGGCATAACCCCGGAAGGGGCTGTGCCTCGTTATCCCCGTTTTAATATAGATTTTTTTAGGACTTCTTCGGAGGTCCTTTTTGTTTGCCCATTTTGGAGGAAAGGAGGGATGCCTTATGGCGACAAGGGGAAGAAAACCGACACCGACTGCGATTAAAGAATTAGAAGGGAATCCGGGCAAGCGCCCATTGAATGCAAAAGAACCGAAACCAGTCAAGAAGGCACCAGCCTGCCCGAAGTGGCTGGAGCCGGAGGCAAAAAAAGAATGGCGGCGGCTGTCTAAACAGCTGGAGCAGCTTGGAGTGCTGACAGAACTGGACATGGCATCGTTTGCAGCTTATTGTCAGGCGTATGCCAGATACAAGGAGGCGGAGGAATTTATCACGCAGCATGGTTCCATTGTGAAAACCCCGTCAGGATACTGGCAGCAGGTTCCACAGGTGGCACAGGCACAGACTTATAGTAAGATTATGCTCCGGCTTGCGGAGCAGTTCGGACTGACGCCTTCGGCAAGAAGCAGGATTATTGCAGGCGGAGGGGATTCCGCACCAGCAGATGAGATGGAGGAATTGTTGGGAGGTGGAAACTGATGGCAGAAACAAGACCGAAGGATTATCCGAAATTGAAAGATTACCAGCCAACAAGGTTCATGCTGCCAACTTCTCATTATGATAAAGCGAAGGCTGATCGGGCAGTGAAGTTTATAGAGAATCTCCGCCATACAAAAGCAAAGTGGGCAGGAAAACGTTTCTGGCTGTTGCCCTGGCAGGAAACTCTGGTGCGGGATATTTTCGGGATTGTAAAAGAGGATGGAACACGTCAGTTCAGAACGGCTTATGTTGAAATATGTAAAAAAGTTGGAAAGAGTGAACTTGCAGCAGCGATAGCATTGTATCTGCTCTATGCGGATAACGAGCCTTCTGCCGAAGTTTACGGTGCGGCTGCTGACCGCCAGCAAGCCTCCATCGTCTTTGATGTGGCGAAAAGAATGGTTGAGCTGACCCCGGCATTACTGAAAAGAAGCAAGATCATGGGGGCGACCAAGCGGATTGTAAATTACAGCAATGCCGGTATCTATCAGGTGCTGTCAGCCGATGTTGGAAACAAGCATGGCTTCTCTGTTTCAGGACTTGTGTTTGACGAAATCCACAATCAGCCCAACCGTAACCTGTACGATGTCCTGACAAAAGGATCGTCGGATGCCCGTGCCAACCCACTCCATTTTATTATCACAACCGCAGGAAATGACAGAAACTCGATTGCGTTTGAGCTGCACACGAAAGCACTGGATATTTTAAACGGCAGACGGGAGGACCCGACGTTTTATCCAGTGGTATACGGGCTGGCGGATGACGAGGACTGGACGGATGAAAAGAACTGGTACAAGGTGAATCCCTCTCTTGGATATACGGTTGAGATTGACCGTTTAAGGGATGCATTTCGGGAAGCCCAACAGAATCCGGCGGATGAAGTCACATTCCGGTGGCTCCGGTTAAATCAATGGGTTTCCAGCACTGTGGCATGGATTCCCGACCAGATATACGCTTTGGGAAACGAGGCGATTGATATGGAAAGCCTCAAAGGACGGGAATGTTATGGAGGACTTGACCTGTCCAGTTCCGGTGATATTACAGCTTTTGTACTGGTGTTTCCGCCATACAATGGGAAGGAGAAATACGTCATACTTCCATTTTTCTGGGTACCCCAAGATACGATCCCGCTCCGGGTGCGCCGTACATCGGTTCCTTATGATAAATGGCAGGCCCAGGGGTATCTGATGGCAACCGAGGGAAATGTGATCCATTATGGTTTTATCGAAAAATTTATAGATGATCTTGGAAAAATATATAACATTAAAGAAATAGCCTATGACCGATGGGGTGCTGTGGAGATGACGCAGGCCCTTGAAGGCATGGGCTTTACTGTTGTGCCATTTGGACAGGGATTTTCTTCCATGAGCCCGCCTACAAAAAGGTTTTATGAATTACTGATGGAGGGGAAAATGATTCATGGGGCGCACCCGGTACTCAGATGGATGGCCGGAAATGTTGTGGTGGACACGGACCCGGCCGGAAATATCAAGGTGACGAAAAGACGTAGCCCGGATAAGGTTGATGGGATTGTTGCAGCTATTATGGCTCTTGACCGCTGTATCAGGCATGAGGAGAATACGGGGAGCGTATATGATGATCCAGACCGGGGGTTATTCGTATTTTGAGGAGGGAAATTTTGGGGAAAATAAGTAAAAATGATATTATAGGGCGCAGATTTGGGATGTTGCAGGTTGAAAAGTGCATAGGGCTGGTAAATGGGAAATTGCGCTACCAATGCAAATGCGATTGTGGAAATGAAAGAACAGCGGACCGTTATTCTCTATTAAACGGGACTGCGAGCAGTTGTGGGTGTAAAAGACGGATTAACCCGGAAGATATTGTAGGGAGACGTTTTGGACGTCTTGTTGCCATGGAATGTGTGGGACGGGAAGAAGGGAAACGCTGGGGAAATTATAGGTATCTGTGCCAATGTGATTGTGGGAAAACCACTTACGTCCGGCGGGATCATTTGATTCATGGGGATAGCTGTTCCTGTGGAGATTGCAGCCATATCGAAGAAGAAGCGGGCTGCCTAAGATACTACACACATAGCGGGGAGTCATTTCTGGCGGATATTTCAGTAAAAGAACTTCTGGAAAAATACCCATGCTATATAGCGGGAAATGGATATGTTTTTATAACGATGGATGGAGAACATGAACTTTTGAGCAGGCTCGTACTAGATGCAAATAAAAATACGCTTGTGGATCACATAAATGGTAACCCGCTGGACTGCAGGAGGGATAACCTGCGTCTGGCAGATGCTTGCGAAAACGCATTTAATACAGCACTGGTTTCCAATAATACGTCTGGTTACAAGGGAGTATATTTTCACAAAGCATCGGGCAGATTTCATGCCAGCATTAGGGCGTATGGGGTGCGTATATTCCTTGGATATTATCATAATCCAGAAGAAGCGGCGGGGGCCTATGATAGGGCTGCCCGCTTTTTTCACGGCGAATTTGCCTGTGTGAATTTTCCACGTCCGGGAGAACAGTGCTGCCGAAGAAACCAAGAGGAAACGGTCAGACAGGAAGTAATGTGAGGAGGAATGATCCAATGGGATTTTTAGAATGGATGGGCTTTTCAAAACCCAGGGATGCCCCAGGGGAAAATCTGCCGGAGGTGACGGACAGCGTCCGTGATTCCGGGCAGGTTTTTTCATTTGGGACTGCGAACAGCGGGGAAAAGGTGGATGAGCAGTCTGCCATGCAGATCTCCACGGTATATGCCTGTGTCCGGCTGCTGGCGGAAACGGTGGCGGCGCTGCCGCTGCATTTGTACCGTTATACGGATGATGGGAAAGGCAAGGAGGGCGCCTCAGACCATCCGCTGTACCGGATCTTATACCGGCAGCCCAACGATGAGATGAGCAGCTTTACCTGGCGGGAAACGATGATGACACACCTGCTTTTGTGGGGCAATGCCTACTGCCAGATTATCCGTGACGGCAGGAACCAGGTGCTTGGCTTATATCCGCTGCTCCCGGAAAACGTGGAGGTAGACCGTGACGGGCAGGGGCAGCTTTATTATATCTACCATGCTTATACGGATGAGGTGCCGGGGGAGCAGAACCAGGACATTTATTTCAGGAAAGATGAGATCCTGCACATTCCGGGGTTGGGGTTTAACGGCCTTGTGGGATTTTCGCCGATTGCCATGATGAAGAACAGCCTCGGAACCACGCTGGCTGTGGAGAAATACGGAGCTTCGTTCTTTAAGAACGGGGCGCAGCCAAGCGGTGTGCTGGAGCATCCGGGCGTACTAAAAGACCCGCAGAAGATACGGGATAACTGGACCGCAGTATACGGCGGAGCCAACAACGCCCACAGGGTAGCCGTGCTGGAAGAGGGGATGGCCTACAAAGCGATCTCCCTGCCGCCAGAGGACAGCCAGTTTTTATCCACCCGGCAGTTTGGCGTGGAGGAGATCTGCCGAATCTTCCGGGTGCCTCCCCATATGGTGCAGAGCATGGAACACGCTACTTTTTCCAATATCGAACACCAGTCGATTGATTTTGTGGTGCATACCTTGACACCGTGGCTGGTGCGGTTCGAGCAGGCGATCATCAAAGACCTTCTTCTTACTGAAGAACAGGATGTGCTGTTCCCGAAGTTCAACGTGGATGGATTGCTGCGTGGCGATTACCAGAGCAGGATGAATGGTTATGCCACAGGCATCAGCAACGGTTTCTTAAGTCCTAACGACATCCACCGTCTGGAGAACATGGACCTGATCCCGGCGGAAGAAGGCGGGGATGATTATTACCTGAACGGCGGATATGTGAAACTGCGGGACGCAGGGAAATTTGCCCAGGTAAAGCAGACAACTGTGGGGCAGAACCAGCCGAAGGCAGAGCCGGAAGAAGAGAAAACTGACAGTGAGGACAGGCGGAGTGAGAGTACGCCGCAAAAACCGAAAGAAAGGAAACGGGAACGATGAAGAAATTCTGGAACTGGATTCACGATGAAGCAGGCGGAAGGGTGCTCCGTCTGGAAGGGCCGATTGATGAGGAGTCCTTCTGGGGCGACGAGGCAACCCCGAAAGCATTCCGGGAAGAACTGCAATCCGGCGAAGGGGATATCACCGTGTGGATCAACAGCCCCGGCGGAAATGTGTTCGCAGCGGCGGAGATCTATACGATGCTCCGGGATTATAAAGGCGCAGTTACCGTCAAGATTGACGCCATTGCTGCTTCCGCTGCCTCTGTGGTAGCGATGGCTGGAAACAGGGTACTGATGTCCCCCGTGGCAATGCTGATGCTCCATGATCCCAGCACCATCGCTTATGGCAATACCAAAGACATGGAGCGGGCAATCAATACGCTCAATGAAGTGAAGGAGAGTATCATCAACGCCTATGCTGCCAAGAGCGGATTGTCCCACAGCCGCATTTCTAACCTGATGTCCAATGAGACGTGGATGAATGCGAAAAAGGCAGTGGAGCTGGGGTTTGCGGATGAAATCCTCTTTGATGCGGAAGAACCGGAAAAAGAGGAAGAAGGCGGGGAGGAAGAAACAGAGGAGGAAGAGGAAAAGCCGGGCATCCATCTGGAGGCACAGCTTTATTCCACCAGACAGATGGGGCTGACGATCCTGAACCGGCTCGGTGTGGACAGTGGGAAGCCTCCTGAGAAGCCGCCTGTGGATACACACACGGAACCTTCCAGATCTATGGAAGAAAAGCCGCCGCATCCTGCAATCGGCATGGACGGCACAACCGAAGATGGCAGTGTGCCATATCTGATCTTAGAAAAACAGCTGGAGTGTTTGAAGTAAGGCAAAAGCCTGAAACAGACATATCCGGCTCTTTTTATACCCAAAATCACATTTTTTATGGAGGAAATGACGATGAGTAAGATTCTTGAACTGAGAAGCAAGCGCAATACCCTCTGGGAGCAGACCAAGGCATTCCTGGAGCATCACCGCGGGGAGAACGGCCTTGTAGCTGCCGATGCGGTGGAGCAGTACAACAAAATGGCCCAGGAGGTCAAAGACCTGGGTGCGGAGATCGAGCGTCTGGAGCAGCAGGCGGAGTTTGACGCCAAGCTGTCGGCCCCGACCTCTAATCCGGTGCATGGAAATCCGAAGAACGGCAACCCGAAGGATAAGAACACCAGCCCGACCGGGACGGAGGAGTATAAGAATGCATTCTGGGACATGATCCGCAACCGTGGCAACTACGGCGAGGTCAGAAACGCGCTGTCTGTCGGTGTGGATACGGAAGGCGGATACACCGTGCCGGATGAGTTTGAAAAGAAACTGGTGGAGGCACTGGAGGAGAATAACATCTTCCGAAGCATGGCGAATGTGATCCGCACCAGTTCCGGCACCCGTAAGATTCCGATTGCGGAGGACACTGGGGAGGCCAGCTGGATCGATGAAGGGGAGGAAATCCCGGAGAGCGATACCACCTTTGGGCAGACCATGCTGTCGGCTTATAAGCTGGGCACCATGATCAAGGTTTCCAATGAGCTTCTGAACGATTCCGCGTTTGACCTTGCGACCTATATCGCCCGCCGTTTTGGTGTGCGTATGGGCAACGCGGAGGAGAAAGCGTTCATTACCGGAGACGGTGTGGGCAAGCCGCTGGGCATCCTGGACGATGCCGGGGCGAAGGTGGGCGTAACCGCAGGAACGCAGACCAAGCTGACCTTTGATGAAATCTTCCAGTTGTACTATGCGCTGAAAGCACCGTACCGCAAGAAAGCGGAGTTCCTGTGCAACGAGGCGGTGGTGCTGCAGCTGATGACCTTAAAAGACAACAACGGCAACTATATCTGGAAGCCGGGACTTGAGATCGGCAAGCCGGATACACTTCTGAACCGTCCGCTGAAGACCTCTGCCTTCATGCCGGCCGTGGCAGCAGGAAACAAAGTGCTGGCCTTTGGCGATTACAGCTACTACTGGATCGCAGACCGCCAGAGCAGAACCTTCCGCAGGCTGAATGAGCTGTATGCCCGCACCGACCAGGTAGGTTTCCTTTCCACGCAGCGTGTGGACGGAAAGCTGATCCTGCCGGAAGCGGTACAGGTGCTCCAGATGAAGGGCAGCGCATCCAGCGGTTCCTGATAAGGCGGAAAGATTGTGAGAGAGGAGGATGCAGCCATGGCATTAGTTTCGCTTGAGGAAGCCAAAGCGTATCTCCGGGTGGATTCATCGGATGAGGATGCCGTGGTCGGCATCCTCTTAACTTCTGCCGGGAAACTGTGTGCGGATGTGGCGAGGCTGACAGAGGAACAGTGGGCAGCGGTGGACGCTGATGAAACAGAAAATACAGAGGCATACACGAAAGAAGAACTTTCCCGGACGCGGGAAGTGATGAAAGTGGTGGTTCTGTATGCTCTCGCTTATCTGTATGAACACCGGGAGGAAGCAGACCACCACAGCCTTGTGCTGACGCTCCGCTCCCTTTTATTTTCCATTCGGGAAGGGATTCTGTAAGGAGGGGCAGGCATGGAGATTTCAAGGCTGAATGAGCGGATAACGGTTGAGAAGAACGCAGTCGTTACGGATGCCATCGGGAACCACAAAAACACATGGACCCACTACTTTTCCTGTTACGCATACGCCTCCACCTATCAGGCAGAGGAGAAGGAAAGCGAGGTATCCAGCGAGGAGCGCTCCGTCACCTTTATGGTGCGCTGGTGCAGAGAGACCGCCGCTGTCACTTCCACAGGCTTCCGTGTGAGGTTCCGGGGAGAAGTTTATGACATTGAGTCGGTGGACCTGATGAATTACCGGAAGAAGGAGATCCGGTTCAAATGCCGGAGGGAACCGAGGCAGTGAGGAGGCAGCGATGGCAAAGAAAATATCGGTAGACCAGCTCTCCAGTGAGATCATGTCTGCGCTGGATGAGTACAAAAAGGTCACGGATGAAGTAGTGAAGACCGCGGTGAATTCTGTATCAAAAGAGACGAAGGTAATGGTGCAGGCCGGCTCCCCGGTCAAGTCCGGCGGTTATCAAAAGGGGTGGGCGGTCAAAAAGACCTCGGAGAAAACCGGGCAGGTCAGTATCACGGTCTATAACCGTACCAAGCCGGGGCTGACACACCTTCTGGAAAAGGGCCATGCCAAGCGCGGCGGCGGCCGTGTGGCAGGAAAGCCGCATATCGCCCCGGCAGAGGAATATGCCGTGAATGAATTGGAAGCAGCGATTAAAAGGGGGCTTTCGTGATGGATTATGAAGAGATTGCAAACATGTTAGGAGGCACGGGGCTGCCCTTCGCATACCACCATTTTGCGGAAGGGGAGTCACCAGAGCCGCCTTTTATCTGCTACCTGACACCTGGCAGCAATAACTTTGCGGCAGACGGGAAGGTCTACTTCAAAGCAAAGCAGCTGGATGTGGAGCTGTATACGGACGAGAAGGCACCGGAACTGGAAGAAAGGCTGGAAGCTGCCTTTGATGCTTATGGGCTGTTCTATGAGAAATCGGAAACCTACATCGAGTCCGAGAAACTGTATGAAGTGATTTATGAAATGGAGGTATGAAGGCTATGGGAAACAAAGTCAAATATAACCTGAAAAATGTCCATGCCGCAAAGCTGACAGAAACTGTGGCAGACGGCGTGACCGCATTTACCTATGCCGCACCGAAGGCGATCCCCGGAGCGGTGAGTATCAGCCTGGATGCGGAGGGCGAATCCAGCCCGTTCTATGCGGATGGTATTGTATATTTCCGTTCCGTGACCAACAACGGATACAGCGGTGATCTGGAGATCGCATTGATCCCGGAGTGGTTCCGCACGGAGATTTTGCAGGAGGAACTGGATGGCAAGGGTGTCCTGGTGGAGAACAGCGGGGTTGGCGAGAGCGTGAAGTTTGCCCTGCTCTTTGAGTTTGACGGGGATGTGAACGCCATCCGCCATGTGCTGTATAACTGTTCGGCATCCCGTCCGTCCATTGAATCGGAGACGAAAGAGGACACCATTGAGCCTGGAACGGAAACCCTGTCGATCACGGCAGACCCGCGCTCGGATGGGCTGGTAAAGGCCAGGACGGGAGACACCACGGACAAGGAGGTATATACGAACTGGTATAAATCGGTGTATCTGCCGACGGAAAAAGAGTCAGGTCAGGAAGGAGCGTAAAAAATGCTGAAACGTGAAATCGAGATTTGTGGGAAAAAGGTGGCGTTCCGTTCCTCGGCCACCATCCCCCGGCTGTACCGGGCGAAGTTTAAGAGGGATATTTTCAAAGACCTCTCCAAGCTGGAGAAATCCTATAAAGGCAAGACCGAGGACGGAGAGGAATTCCAGATCGAGGACTTGGAGATTTTCGAGAACGTGGCTTATATCATGGCTTATCATGCGGACAATTCCATTCCTCCGACCATTGAGGAATGGCTGGACCAGTTTGATATGTTCTCCATCTATGAGGTCCTGCCGCAGATTCTGGAACTGTGGGGACAGAACATGATGGTGGAGGTGCAGGCAAAAAAAGAGTTGGCAGGAGTACAAGGGAAATGACAACGCCCCTGTTCCTCCTGCGCTGTGTGGAGCTTGGCATTGCAATCTCTGATCTGGACCTTCTTACAATTGGCCTGGTTATTGATATGTGGACAGAAAAAGGAAACGATGATGTGAAATACAAAAAAGTGGCCCGTGAGGCTACGCAGGAAGATTTCGATGCCTTTTAGAGTGATTTTGATAAGAAGAATGCCCCGCTGGAAAACCGGCGGGGCACAGTCTTATTCGTCATTTGTATGTTCTTCAGCAAGTTTTTCAAGGAATTCTTCCGGAGAAAAAACCGGAAGGGCGGCAAGCCTGTAATCCTTTAAATTTCTGGTCACGATGCAGTTAGCGCCAACGCGGACGGCAGTCTGTACCATGATGGCATCTTCATAGTCCTTCATGGGAGAACCGAGGGCAAGCTGGCAGTCCGTGGAGAAGGTATCCTCCACATCAAAAAGCGTGAACAGGATGCGGAGGAGTTTGCGTACTTCTTCTTCATTGTGGAGGCTGCGGCGCAGGATATAGTAAACGTCCGTGACCGATTTTGCGGTGAGAACACCCAGGCACCGTCTGTTCGATATGGCGAGGACAATATCCATAGCTGCTTTATAAAATGGTTCCCGCTTTTGCAGGACATCCACAATGACACAGGTGTCGATCAGTGCTTTCATAGCTTATCTGCCCTTTCCGCACGCGCTTCTTCCAAGGTGATATCAGCAGGAATTACGCCAAGAAGCGATTTTGCCATTTCAACACGGTCTGCATTAGGGTTGGAGAGTTTTGCGACAACCTTTCCGTTTTTTGTGATGAAAATATCTTCGCTTTCCGCAAGCTGCAGGTATTTTCCTAGGTTCATTTTTAACTCAGTGGCGGTAATTGACATACATAGCACCTCCTTACGCAGTCAGTATGTGGGGTTCTATTCTTATTATACTCAAATCGAACGGAAATAGCAATAAAACCGTTCGATTTTTTTATGCTTGGAGGTGAGGAACAGTGGCGAGCAGGATCAAAGGCATCACGATTGAGATTGGCGGCGATACCACAGGCTTAGACAAGGCCCTGAAAAGTGTCAATTCTTCTATCACGCATACGCAGAGTGCCCTAAAAGATGTCAATAAGCTGCTGAAGCTGGACCCTTCCAACACAGAACTTCTCACACAGAAACAGAAGTTACTGAAGGATGCGATTTCATCCACAAAGGAAAAGCTGGATGCCTTAAAACAGGCGCAGGTACAGGCAAAGGAGCAGCTGGAGAATGGTGACCTGGGGCAGGACAAATACGATGCCCTCCAGCGTGAGATCATCGAGACCGAGCAGGAATTAAAGCGGCTCCAGCAGGAGGCTGCAACCACCAGTACAGCCCTTGCCAAGATTGACGAGATCGGCGGCAAGATGGAGAACCTGGGAAATTCTATCGCCGGTGTCGGAAAAACGATCATGCCGATCTCCACGGCGGTCGGCGGCCTGGGCATTGCGGCTGTGAAAACGGCTGCGGACTTTGACTCTGCCATGAGCCAGGTGGCAGCGGTATCCGGCGCGACCGGGGATGACCTGCAGTCTCTCCGGGATAAGGCCCGCGAGATGGGTGAGAAAACGAAGTTCTCCGCATCCGAGGCAGCGCAGGCCATGAATTACATGGCCATGGCCGGATGGAAGTCAAAAGACATGATCTCCGGTATTGACGGTATCATGAACCTCGCTGCTGCCAGTGGTGAAGACCTGGCGACCACATCAGACATTGTAACGGATGCCTTGACCGCCTTTGGACTGTCGGCTGCGGATTCCGGGCATTTTGCGGATATTCTGGCAGCGGCAAGCTCTAATGCCAACACGAACGTGTCCATGATGGGTGAGACGTTCAAATACTGTGCGCCGATTGCTGGCGCACTTGGTTTCTCCGCAGAGGATACGGCGGAAGCCATCGGCCTGATGGCAAATGCGGGTATCAAGTCCTCCCAGGCAGGTACGGCACTTCGTACTATCATGAACAACCTTGCCGGGGAAGTGAAGATCAGCGGTCAGGCCATCGGGGATGTGACCATTGCCACAACGAACGCAGACGGCAGCATGAGGAGCCTGTCGGATATCCTGGCAGACTGCCGGGTTGCTTTTGGAGGTCTGACGGAATCTGAGAAGGCACAGGCGGCGGAATCCCTCGTAGGCAAGAACGCCATGAGTGGATTCCTTGCTTTGATGAATGCCGCGCCTGCGGATATTGAGAAGTTAAGCGGTGCCATTGATAACTGTGACGGAACCGCGGAAAAGATGGCTGCCACTATGCAGGATAACCTGATGGGGCAGCTCACCATCTTAAAGAGTCAGCTGGAGGAGCTCGCTATTTCCTTTGGTGAGATGCTGATGCCTGCCATCCGTAACATTGTGACGAAAATCCAGGAGTTTGTGGATAAGTTAAACGGCATGGATGAAGGCACCCGTGAGATGGTCTTAAAGATTGGCCTTTTGGTAGCGGCGCTTGGGCCGTTCCTGGTGATCCTCGGAACCACAATAGCCAAGATCGGCACGGCTATGAAAGGGTTTGTACAGCTGGCGAACGGCTTTAACAAACTAAAAGTGGCGGTGCAGGGCGGCACAGGATTGTTTGGAAAACTGGGAGCCGCCATTGGCGGTATCTCTGCCCCTGTTGTGGCGGTGGTGGCAGTCATCGGGACACTGGTGGCTGCTTTCCTGCATTTATGGAATACCAATGAGGGATTCCGGGAGGCCATCATCGGAACCTGGAATACCATCAAAGAGACTGTCAGCACCTTCTGCCAGGGAATCGTTGACCGGCTGAATGCCCTTGGTTTCAGCTTCCAGAACATCACAGAGGTGCTCTCGGCAGTTTGGAACGGTTTCTGTTCCCTGCTTGCTCCGGTCTTTGAAGGGGCATTTCAGGCAATCGCCGTGGTGCTTTCCACGGTGCTGAACGTGATCACCGGCATCTTAGATGTATTTATTGGTTTGTTTACCGGGAACTGGTCGCAGATGTGGACGGGGATTCAGACGATTTTCTCAGGGGTATGGGAGGGAATCAAGGGTGTCCTTTCGGCAGCGGTCGGCATCATCCAGGGCATTGTCGATGTGTTCCTCGGCTGGTTCGGCACGAGCTGGAGCGAGGTCTGGACGAATATCAAGACTTTCTTCGAGGGTATCTGGAACGGCATTGTTTCCTTCTTCTCCGGTATTTGGGAGACCATCACGAACGTGGTACAGACGGGAATCATGCTGATCGGCTCCATTTTAAGTGCTGCCTTCGACATCATCACGCTGCCTTTCCAGTTTATCTGGGAGAACTGCAAGGAAATCATTATATCCGCCTGGAACGCCATTAAATCGGTGGTATCTTCCGCAATCGGTGCGGTTTCCAGCGTGATCTCGTCCGTGATGTCCGTGATCCAGAACGTCATTTCGACTATCTGGACGGCGATCAGCACGAAAATTTCAACAGTGCTGAACACGATAAAATCCGTAGTGACTACCGTATTCAATGCCATCAAGTCGGTGGCGTCCAGTGTCTGGAACGGCATCAAATCTGCCATTTCGACCGTGGTGGACGGCATCAAGAGCAAAGTTTCCTCTGTATTTAACGCAGTCAAGAGTACGGTGACTTCCGTATTTAATGGCATCAAGAGTACCACCACTTCCGTTTGGAACGGCATCAAGACTGCCATTATTACTCCGATTGAGGCAGCGAAAAACACCATCAAGGGGATTGTGGATAAGATCACCGGATTCTTCTCCAGCATGAAGATTTCCCTGCCGCACATCAAGCTGCCGCACTTTAGGATTTCCGGCAGCCTGTCCATTGCGCCGCCGAGTGTGCCGCGCCTGTCCATTGACTGGTACAAAGAGGGCGGTATCATGACGCGGCCGACACTGTTTGGCATGAACGGCACGAACTTAATGGCTGGTGGTGAAGCAGGAGCAGAAGCAATTTTGCCATTGAAAGGTTTCTACAGCCAGTTGGAGAGTATCCTTTCTAACCGGATGGATACCAGCACGATGGAGCGCTACCTGTCCATCATTGCGGCAAACAGCAGCAAGGGGATATATCTGGAGGACGGAACTTTGGTGGGGCATCTGCTCCCGGCCATTGACAGTAAGCTGGGGCAGATGCAGAAACTAAACAGGAGGTTGAGCCTATGAGACCAGATGTAAAACTAAATAACATTTCAATGTCTGGTCTTGGGTGGCTGAGGGAGAGCATCAACTTTCCAACACCCCAGTCCCAGACCAATACCATTGTGGTGCCGGGACGGAATTCCCCGATCCGGTACACGGAAGCGTTGGGGCGGGTATCCTACCAGCCCCGGAGCTTTGAGATCATACTTTCCATGCTCGGCACCAGAGTACAGTTCAACGCAAAGGTGGGTGAAATCGTGAACCAGTATGCGGGGCATCTGGTGAAAGTGGTTTGCAGCGAGGAACCGGGGCTGTATGCCATCGGCACGCTGGAAATGGCCCCGGCCTATGATCCGCTGACCGGAAAAGGGCAGCTCACCATTTCCTGTTCGGATGGCGATTCCTACCGTTACCATGTGGAGGAGACGGTTATCACAGTGACAGGCGGAGGAAATGTCATTCTGGACAATGATTATATGCCTGTGGTCCCGGTCATCACGGCGACAGAGAAAACAGCACTGGGCTGGCAGGTCGGCACGGACACTTTCCGAAAAACGGTCAGTTCCGGTACCTGGGAGTTCCCTGAAATGGAATTACAGGCCGGAAGAAATGTGGTGTCTGTCACCGGAAATGGAACAGTGATCTTCCGGTACCGGGAGGGATGCCTATGAGATTATTCCGTATCTATGTGGACGGGGCATTGTTTTACCATCCGCAGTTATCCAAACTGGCAGTCACTGAGGCGAAGGTGGAAGAGGATGCGGAGAACATTGACAGCCTGACGCTGTCGGCCCCTTATAACCATCCGTACCTGAACAGCATTAAACCAATGGCCTCTGTGATTGTTTGTAAAAAAGGAAATGAGGTTGTTTTTGAGGGGCGGGCACTGGATGACGGCAGTGATTTTTATAATACCCACACCTGGACTTGTGAATCGGCTCTTTCCTATTTAAAAGACAGCCAACAGCCGCCCTATAACTACAAGGGGAGCCTGAGAGGGCTTTTTGAGTATTTCATAGCCGAGCATAACAAAAGTGTGGAAGAACAGAAACGGTTCCTTGTAGGAGAAGTAACAGTAGTCGATAACAACGATTATGTGGCTTACAGTTGCTCTGACTATTCTATGACCTTGGATGCCATTAAGGATAAGCTCATTAAAACACGCGGAGGGTATCTGCGCCTTCGGTATACTGCTGATGGGAAAGTATTGGACTATCTGGCAGATTTTACGGAAGCCTCCCTTCAAAAAGTGGAGTACGGGAAGAACCTGACCGATGTGAAAATCACGTTCGACCACACAGAACGGGTGACAGCACTCATTCCCCTTGGGGCAAAGATCAAGACCATGGATGAAGAGGGCAATGAAGTGGAAACGGACGAGCGCGTGACCATTGAGGCTGCCAACGATGGGAAGAACTATGTGTTTGATGAAGATGCGGTCAAAGAAATCGGCTGGATATGGGCAACAGAGGTATGGGAGGATGTGACGCTTTCTTCCAACCTTCTCAGGAAAGCAAAAGCGAGGATTTCAGAACTGGCGAAGGGCATCACCAGCATGGAGCTGACCATTGTGGATGAGTCCGATACCGGGGCAGACATCGCGGATATCCATGCGAGGCAGTATGTGTACTGTTCTTCCCCACCACATGGAATTGACGGGAGATATCTGTGCATCCAGAGGACGAGGGATTATCTGAACCCTTCCGGCAACACCATCACCATCGGGGCAAGCGGTATCCGGCTGACTGCTATCAGTGCAAAGCAGAATCAGAATTTAAGCACACTGGAGCAGGACATCTTAGGGCAGACGGAGAAGATTGAGAACATCTTCGGGAAAGTCGAGGATATCACCACAGCGAAGATGTACCGGACAGAGCTGGTGGTGGAAGGCACGAGCATCTTCCGGGATAAGGGACAGATGAGCAGGCTTTCCTGCAGGGTGCTGTCCTGGGACAAGGATATCACAAATACCCTTCCAAAATCTTCTTTTAACTGGCACCGGAAGTCCGGCAATGCGGAAACGGATGCCGATTGGGATGGATTGCATAAAGGAATGAAAAGCGTAACCATATCAACAGAGGACGTGTTTGATAATGCGTCCTTTTATTGTGAAGTCACCATTTAATTTGAAGGAGGAACACAAATGCCTACTATCTTAACATCCAGCCAGCAGACTTTCGTGGATATCACAGACCAGAGGAAGCTGTCGGCCTATATCACATCCAATTTACCGAAGACGCAGAGTGAAGACCCCAACACCTTACCCCATGCCTATGCACCAAACTGGGCAACATCCCATCTGGTACTGACCCCGGTGATCTTCTTAGACCAGACCAACGTGGCCCTGGACGCATCGGGACTGACCATTTCGTGGAAACGCAAAGACGGCACAGGGGCAGAGAGTGCCCTGTCATCAGGAGAAACGGTATCCGGCGGCATCCTGACGGTCAGCCAGAACAAGCTCTCCGCATCTTCCTCCGGCATGATTACTTATATCTGTTATATCAGTTACTATGATTCGGAAACGAAGAACACGGTCAATATTTCTTCTGACATTACCTATACGCTGGTAAAGAATGCGGAGAACGCAAAGCTGGCCTATGTGACTGCAGATACCTATGTGTTCAAATACAATACTTCATCGGCGCTGGTAGGTGCGACACAGGCCACGCTCACCGCACAGGTGCAGGGGGTAACGGTCAGCAAGTGGCAGTACCTGAACAGTTCCGGTGTGTGGACGGATTACCCAACTACCTCGGACAATACCAGCATTACCGGAGGCACGCTGGTGGTAAAGCCCGCACACGTTGTATTCTTCAATAACGTGGCGCAGATCAAGCTGGTGACGGATGATGCGGATGTGTTCGACACCATTTCCATCACAAAGATGTATGACGGGGAGCAGGGACAGCCAGGGCAGGCAGGTGCCGGCGGCCTGTCCATCATCCTGGGTAATGAGGCACAGAATATCGCCTGCACCACAGGCGGGGCAGTACAGGCTGCCGTGGACGTGACGATTCCCTTTACCGGGTATGTGGGTATCACACAGACCGCCTGTACCTGTAAAGTGGGGACTCTGCCGACAGGGGTAACGGAAAAATCCAATACGGCTGCAACGGCATCTGCGGCAGGTTCCATTGTCCTGACGTTTGCCGCCAATGCCACCCTTGGCGGGGCATCGGTGCTGACGGGCACGATTGATCTGACCTTTACGATTTCAGGAAAGACCGTGGTGAAGAAATTTGCCTGGACGAAATCCAATAAGGGAAGCAACGGGGCCAGTGCGGTGGTGTTCTCCATCTATGCTCCAAACGGCACTGTGGTATTAAACCAGTCCGGTTCCCTGGTACTGGCAACATCCGCCTACAGCGGCACAACGGAGATCACCACAGGTGCGACTTACCAGTGGTCGAAATACACGGCTGGAAAGTGGGCGGATATCAGCGGGGCAACATCTGATACGCTGACGGTTTCCGGTGCGGATATCGTCAATATCCAGTCTTATCGATGTACTATGACCTACGGCGGCAAGTCCTATGTGGATGTGATCACGGTGGAGGATAAGTCGGACCCCTATGTGTCGGAGATGTTATCCATCGGCGGGTTTACGGTCAAGAACAGCCTGGGCGGTCTGGTTCCCTATGTGATCGTCCGTACCAACCAGAAAGAAGTGGACGCACTGCTCGGCAATATCAGCGAGACGCCACCTTCCACGCCGACAAGCGGAATGTTCTGGTACAAGATCGACCATACGGCGAAAACGGTCACGCTGATGAAATACAACGGCACGGCCTGGGCTGCGGCAACAGAAAAGCAGAGCTTGAATTACACCTGGTATAAGCAGGATAAGGATGGCAAGGAGGCGGCATTTGGGAAGACCGGAAAAGTCATCTATCTGTCTGCGGATGACATTGACAGTATTGCCACGCTGCAGTGTGATGTGTCCAATTAGGAGGTGGCAGGATGGCACTTTTGACAATCTGCCAGCACACCTTTCAGAACGTGCAGGCGTATGAGGATGCGGTGGAGGATGTGGAGGCGCTGAAGGTCAATGTGCGGGAGTGCTACTCGGAGATCACAAAAACCTCGGAACAGATTCAGAGCTCCGTCCGGGAGACGTATCTCTCCAAGTCAGAGCTGGAGAGCATCCAGCAGGACTTCCAGGCAAGTATTACACAGAACAGCAGCGAGATCCGCATGGATTTTACACAGATCACGAATGAGATCATCAACAATGTGTCAGCCAACCAGACACTTTTGGAGGAATACATCCGGTTCAAAGGTGCTCTGATCGAACTTGGGAAAGTGGGAAATGCGTTCACGGCGGAACTTTCCAATGAGGAACTGGCCTTTAAGGAGAACGGGCAGAAGATTGCCTATATTTCCAACCAGAGTCTTGTGATCACAAATGCTGAAATCCGGAACAAGCTGTCCCTGGGCAATGAGAGCCGGGGATGGTTTGATTTTATCCCAAGGGCCAACGGGAACCTGTCCATCAAGTGGCGTGATCCGGTTGGATAACGATAGAATGAGAGATTTTGTGAGGAAGGAGGAAGAAAAGTATGGCATCCAGTGGCAGTTTTTCCGGCTCCATCCACAGCGGGCATTATGTGCTGCGGGTGGACTGGACACAGACGAAAAATGTATCTGCGAATACCAGTACCATCACGGCGAAAGCCTATCTGGTCAATGACTGGAGTTTAAGTATTAACTCACGGTCTGATAATAAAGTGACGATTGACGGGACGGCACAGACCTATGCTTCCCCGGCAATCAGCAGCACAGGCACACACCTTTTGGGGACGGTAACGCAAACCGTAAACCATGCCAGTGACGGCAGCAAGAGCCTGACCATGAGCGCGGTGTTCTATATCCGTGCGACATTAAGCGGAACTTACTATGAGTCGATTACGGCAAGTGCCACCACTACACTGGATTCCATTGCAAGGGCGTCCACAGTTTCCGCCTCCAATGTGGCGATGGGCTCCGCCACCACGATTGCCATCAGCCGTGCATCTTCTTCTTTTACCCATACGCTGACCTATGCCTTTGGAAACGTAACGGGGACGATTGCCACAAAGACCACATCCATATCCGTGTCATGGACACCGCCCCTTACGCTGGCAAACCAGATACCGAAGGCGGTGACGGGAACCTGTACGATTACCTGTACCACCTATAACGGAAACACCAGCATTGGAAGCAAGACCTGTACACTGACACTGTCCGTCCCAGCCTCAGTAAAACCTACCATCACCAGTCTGACAGCGGCCAGGGTGGATGGGGCGGTGCCAAGCGCCTGGGGGATTTATGTGCAGACAAAATCCAAGGCCACACTGACCATCAACGGGGCAGCAGGAAGTTACGGCTCCACGATTTCTTCCTATTCCATTACGGGCGGCGGGTACACCAGCACGGCATCCAGCTTTACGACTGGCTTTTTGAATACTTCCGGCACGGTTACTTTTACGGCAACGGTGACCGATTCCAGGGGGCGTGTGTCAACGGCGGCCACGGTGAGCATTTCCGTAGTGGCCTATTCCCCGCCGTCCTTTGTAAGCTACCTGTCGCAACGGTGTTTAAGCAACGGAGCAGCCAATGATGACGGGACATATATCCGGGGGCAGGTTTCCTACAGCTATGCCTCTTGCAGCAGCAAAAACACCATTACCCGTGCCACCTATTATAAAAAGGCATCGGATACCGCGTGGACGAATGCCAGCGCCGCTTTTAGTTCCGGTACAGCATTTACCTTTGGCGGTGGAAAAATCTCCACGGAGACTTCCTATGATATCAAATATACGTTGACGGATGCCTTTACCACCATTGCCATCCAGGACATCGTTTCCACGGCTGCCGTGGTCATGGACTTCAAAAAGGGCGGCAAAGGTGTGGCAGTGGGGAAGGTATCGGAGAAGGACAATACCTTCGAGGTTGCGGAGGATTGGGATGTCCGGGTGTATGGGAAACTTTTAAAAGATTATATCCAGTCCTTCATTAAGACGATGTATCCGGTGGGCAGTATCTATATGAGTGTCAACGCCACCAATCCATCCGCTTACTTTGGCGGAACATGGGTGGCCTGGGGAGCAGGGCGGGTGCCTGTGGGCATCAATACGGCAGACGGCAACTTCAATACGGTGGAGAAAACGGGCGGTGCGGCAACGGTGGCACTTTCAGCAGCCCAGATGCCGGCCCATACACACGGAGTTGGTACACTGGTAGCAGCCAGTGCCGGAGCGCATACCCATAACCTGAAAAACCAGAAGGCCGCGTGGGGCGTGGATGGCGCAGGCAACCGTGTCATTGTGGATGCGACTTCCGGATATACGGCGCTGACCAACAAAGCGACCGCCAGTGCCGGGGCGCATACGCATACGATTTCCGGCTCAACGGCGTCAACAGGAAGCGGCAGCGCCCACAGCAACTTACAGCCGTATATCGTCTGTTATATGTGGAAACGGACGGCTTAGTGAAATAAAGGGAACAGCGCGGGCTTTTTCGGAAGTCTTTTTTTTGTATCGCAATGCGGTGGAAAGGAGCGGGGAATGACAGATGAACAGAAAAACAAAATAAAGGAATTGAGGATGAAAGGGATTGGATACCGGAATATTTCGTCTGAAACAGGCATCCCCCGTGACACAATAAGGAGTTTTTGCAGAAGGAATGGCCCAGATGGATATGCCTCTGCTATTCATGCAGAAAAACCAGAAACGGCTCAGAAAAACGGGAAGGAGGAACAGTGCCGGTACTGTGGTAAGAAACTGGAGCAATCTCATACGGGAAGGAAGAAAAAGTTCTGTAATGAGGACTGCAGGAGGAAATGGTGGAAACTTCATCCTGAAAAAATTAATCGGAAACAGGATGCTTTCTATAAGGGAACCTGTGCGTATTGCAGAAGGGAATTCTTTTCTTATGGGAACAAGGGGCGCAGGTATTGCTCCCACGCCTGTTATATCCATGACCGCTTCTGGCGGGAGGAAGAAGGCCGGGAGGCATACACTGGCCCCAACACGCAGGCTGGATGATAGATAATTCCATATGAGATGCAAATAGGAAAATAGCGGCGGTCTGTATGGCAGCTGCTTTTTTCATATTAAAAAAATCAAAGAAAGAGAGGAAAAGAAGATGAAGAATTTTATTGAAGCAGCACAGTATGCATTTGCAGCACTTGGAGGGGCGGTCGGGGCCGTCATGGGAGGTTTTGACGGTTTCCTGTATGCCCTGATTGTGTTCGTGGTGGTGGATTACCTGACAGGAGTTATGGTGGCGGTCCTGAATAAGAATCTGTCCAGTGAGGTGGGGTTTCACGGGATTTTTAAGAAGGTGGTTATCTTTGCGCTGGTGGCGGTGGGGCATATCGTGGACACTTATGTGATCCAGAATGGCAGTGTCATCCGCACGGCGGTAATCTTCTTCTATTTGTCTAATGAGGGGATCAGCATTCTGGAGAACGCATCGGTCCTTGGATTGCCCGTACCGCAGAAGTTAAAGGATGTATTGGAACAGTTGAAAGATGGGAAAGAGGGAGAGTAAGCATCGGGTTTCCGGTGCTTTTTTCTTTGGAAAGCGAGGATATGATTATGAAGTTGGTACAGAGTATTTTAACAAAGAATCCCTGCTATACGGCAGGGAGAAAGATTATAGTCAAGGGGCTGATGCTCCATTCCGTGGGCTGCCCGCAGCCGAAGGCATCGGTGTTTATTAATTCATGGAACAACCCGTCTTATAACAATGCCTGTGTGCATGGTTTCATTGACGGCAACGACGGCACGGTATACCAGACTTTGCCGTGGAACCATAGAGGGTGGCACTGCGGTTCCGGCAGTAAAGGAAGCGGTAACAATAGCCATATCGGAGTGGAGATGTGCGAACCGGCGTGCATCAAGTACACATCGGGCAGTAACTTTACCTGCTCGGATAAAGCAACCGCAAGGGCAGTGACAAAAAGGACCTACGAGGCAGCGGTAGAATTGTTTGCTATGCTGTGTAAGCAGTACAACTTAAACCCGACCACTGATGGCGTGATTATCAGCCACAGGGAGGGATACAGCAGGGGCATTGCCAGCAACCACGGGGACCCGGAGCATCTGTGGAATGGACTCGGTATGGGTTACACCATGGATGGATTTCGCAAGGCGGTAAAGGCTGCCATGAACGGTTCTGGCAGTCCGGCTGATACAGGAAGTTCCGACCTGCAGGCAGCTTCTCTAAAAAATCTCTCTGAGGCAGATGTGATCGCCAAGGTAGGGCCGCTGTTTACCGCGGACCAGAAAGCAAGCGGTATCCTTGCTTCGGTATCTATGGCACAGTTCATCCTGGAATCTGGTTATGGTAAATCTGAACTGGCACAGAACGCCAACAACTGCTTTGGGATGAAGAAATCCCTTTCCGGGAATACCTGGGGCGGTTCCGCCTGGAACGGCACTTCCATCTACACCAAGAAAACGCAGGAATACGAGAATGGTGCCTATGTGACCGTGATGGCTGACTTCCGTAAATATCCGTCCGTGGAGAAATCCATTGCAGACCATTCCGCATATCTTTTGGGAGCGAAGAATGGCACGAAACTGCGTTATGATGGCTTGAAAGGCTGCACGGACTACAAGAAAGCGGCGCAGATCATCAAGGATGGCGGGTATGCAACCTCCCCGACCTATGTGGAGAACCTTTGCTCCATCATTGAGAAGTGGAAGCTGACACAGTATGATGCGGCAAATGCCGGAACTGCAGAAGTCTGGTACCGTGTGCGTAAGACCTGGGCGGATGCAGTATCACAGAAGGGCGCATTCCACAGTCTGGAGAATGCGAAGAAGTGTGCGGATGAGAATGCAGGGTATTCCGTGTTCGATGAATCCGGTAAAAATATCTACACCGGGAAACAGACTGCTTTTCAGCCGTATCTGGTGAAGGTGTCTATTTCGGATCTGCGTATCCGCAAAGGGCCGGGTACGGATAAAGCTAAGACAGGGAAGTACACGGGAAAAGGTGTCTTTACGATTGTAGAGGAAGCGGACGGCCCCGGCACATCCAAGTGGGGGCTTTTGAAAGCGTACCAGAAGAACCGTGATGGCTGGATTTCGCTCGACTACGCAGTGAAGTGTTAAGGGACTGGTCAGGCGGGATTTTTCCCGTCTGGCCTTCTTTTTTTCTGTCTGGACAAGTTTGGACAGAGTGAAAAAAGATGCGGTGGAAACAGCAGAATTGCTTGACTTTTGGGGACTTTAGAGTGATAGATAGACTACCAAAAAAAGAAAGGGGTACTTATTAAATGGTGATTGCAGGAAAGATAAACCGGGTGGCTTTTTACTGCCGTGTGAACCACCGTGACAGGGATTATGAAAAGTATCTGGACGATGTAATGAAACGGCTGGAAGAAAAGTATGGTAAACAGAAATGGGATTTGCAGATATTCTTTGAAGAGGCATCAGGAGCAGATCCGGACAGAAAAGAATTCAACCGTCTGAAAATGGAGATTGCTGCAAAGAAGATTGATGTGGTTGTTACTATGAAGGCTGCCACGATTGCCCGTGACTGGGGACAGTTTATAGAATTCATGGCGATTTGCAGCAAAAATAACGTGGAAGTGCTGTGTATTGATGAGATAGAGGATGCACAGGCCATTTTCCAAAGGATTCAGGAGTTTAAGAAAATGTTTTTTGAAAGAAGTGGTGTACCGTGCGAGTAGAAGCGATTAACAAATGTCCAGTTTCAGTCTTACAAAAGAAAAGGGTATGTGCTTATGCCAGAGTCTCCACAGACAGCCGGAGGCAGGAAGATTCACTGGAAAATCAGACAGCAACCTATGAGAGGCTGATCAAAGGAAATCCGGAATATGAATTTGCCGGTGTATATGCAGACCAGGGTATCTCCGGCTATTGTGAAAACCGTCCGCAGTTTCAGAAAATGCTGGAGCGGGCGAGGGCAGGAGAGCTTGATCTTATCATTACAAAATCCATATCAAGGTTTGCAAGAAATACCGTCACCGTTCTGAAGTTCGCAAGGGAACTGAAAGAACTGGGTGTCGGTATTTTTTTTGAAGAACAGAAAATAAACACTCTTTCAGGGGACGGCGAGATGATGCTTGCCGTCCTCGCTTCTTTCGCACAGGAAGAAAGCAGGAGCATGAGTGAGAACAATAAATGGTCTATAAAAAAGAAATTTGAGCGTGGCGAAGTGATGATCAACACCACACGCTTTTGCGGATATGACAAAGACGAATACGGTGATCTGGTAGTAAACCGGAAGGAGGCGGAAATCGTCAGGCTTCTGTTTGATCTTTACCTGATGAATGTTGGGTGCAGCAGGCTTTCCGATCTGTTGAATTATCTCGGTGTCAAAACCATGACGGGTAGCCAGTGGGAGAGCGGGACGGTTGGCGGGATGCTTTCCAATGAGAAATATAAAGGCGATTTCCATTTGCAGAAATATTACACGCCTCCTACACGGCGAAATGTGACCCGGAGGAACCGGGGAGAGGTACAGAGCTATTACATTTCTGAAAACCATGAGCCGATTGTTCCGCCGGAAATATGGGAGCGGGTACAGCAGAGGAAGGAACAGACCAAACGGGAAAGGAACATCGGGCAGGATGGCACAAAGAAATTTCAGAACCGTTATCCGTTAAGCGGGCTGCTGATCTGTCCATATTGCGGCAGGACACTCAGAAGGAGGCAGGTTTACAAGAAAAAAATCCAATGGCTGTGCAGTACCTACATTGAAAAGGGGAAGAAAGCATGCAGAGGCATCCGTGTGGATGACGAGGCACTTACAGGATTGAATATCACGGAGCAGACAGTAATTGAGGAGGTAATACAAAATGGCAAGAAGCATTACTGTTATACCCGCAAAGCAGATTTCGACCGCGGAATCAGGAACCGCGCAGGCTGTACGGAAACTCAGGATGGCAGCGTACTGCCGGGTATCAACCGACCAAGAAGAACAGTTATTAAGTTATGAGAATCAGGTCAATTATTACACAAACTATATCAGCGAAAATCCGTTGTATGAATATGCAGGGACCTATGCGGACGAAGGCATCTCCGGTACTAACACCAAAAAGAGGGATGAATTCAACCGCATGATTGCTGACTGCAGGGCGGGGAAAATTGACATGATCATTACCAAGTCCATTTCCAGGTTCGCAAGGAATACACTGGACTGCCTGAACTATGTGAGGGAACTAAAGGATTTAGGGATTGGAATTATCTTTGAAAAGGAAAATATCAATACCCTTGATGCGAAAGGCGAAGTGCTGCTGACCATCCTTTCCTCACTGGCGCAGGATGAGAGCCGCTCCATTTCAGAGAACTGTACATGGGGGATTCGCAGAAGGTTTGAAGCAGGAAAGCATAAAATGAGTACCAAGCGCTTCCTCGGTTACGATACGGACGAGAGCGGTAAGCTGGTTATTAATAGAAAACAGGAACCGATTGTAGTGCGGCTGTATCAGGAATTTCTGGATGGAAAAACAGCGGACTATATCAAGCGGATCTTTGAAAGGGAAGGGATCAAAAACTGGAATGGCGGTACTAAGTGGCAGGCTACTACGCTGACCAATATGCTTCAAAATGAAAAGTATAAAGGGGATGCCCTGCTACAGAAAAGCTATACGGTGGACTTTTTGACTAAAAAGCGGGCACAGAATAAAGGTGAAATTCAGATGTTTTATGTAGGGGATGACCACGAAGCGATTATTCCAAAGCGGATTTGGGAGTGCGTACAGCTTGAAATAGAACGCCGGAGAAAATATCTGGAGGAGCACGGGACAAACTCCTATTCCCACCGGCCGGAAAGTAACCCGTTTGCTTCAAAAATAATCTGCGGAACTTGCAATAAGGTTTTCGCAAGGAAGGGATGGCGCAGCAGCACTGGGTTTGACCGCAAAATATGGCAGTGCAGCGAACGGTATAAAGTCAAAGGTGTTATGGGATGTTCCAACCGCCATGTGGAGGAAGAAACGCTGATAAAGGCTTATCTGATGGCATGGAATGCTCTGGTTGAGAACCGGGAGGCTTTTATGGAGCGTTGGAAGGAACAGATGCAGAGTGAAAATCTGCTGGAAGGTTACCGGGCGGAGAAGTTCATAGAATACACGGATGGGGCGCAGCCTTTGAAGAAGATGGATACGGACTTCATGCTGAAAACGCTGGACCACATCAAGGTCTTTGAGGATGGCACGTTGCTGGTGGTGTTCTTGGACGGAACTGAGATTGAATGTAAAAATGAAGAGGAGTAAGAAAAACGGCCGATTGGGAGTTTGATTCCTGATCGGCTTTTTTTCTTGCTCTTTTTCAGATAGTAAAAACTGATGTATTATGATAATATTTAAGAGGTAACGTGTAAAGGGGAATATAACTTTGACATCACAAGCCCGGAGGGACATGAAAATTTGGCTTTAAAAGGCGGCTGAGAGAAAAGCCGGTAGCTTTGTTTACCAAGACAGATGAAAGATGGTTTGAAATAGTTATTTATACGAAGTGAACAGGAGCTTTGTCTTAATGGAAAATGATATAAAGTTACTTGGAGGAAGAATATGATATTAAATAATAATGTGAAGATACTGAACGATGAAGCCCTTGTTGCTGCTATAGAGAAATATGTTGATGAATATTTATATGATTATGCAGTCATGATAGATGGGACATGGGGATGTGGGAAAACTTACTTTGTCACAAATGTTTTGAAGTCAAAATTGAAAGATCATGAAGAAAACAAAGAGAAGAACATTAAAGGCTATAAGAAACGCAGCGTGATTTATGTTTCTTTGTATGGGATTAAATCAATTGGAGATATTTCTAAACAACTATACATGGAGGCATACTTTGGGAAAGATAATGAGGTTGGAAAACTGTTGAAAAAGGGAGCAAGTATAATCTCATCCATGCTACCTCTTGCGTTTGATATTGCGAAGCCTTTTATTAAGGATGTGGAAGTAGATGAGAACAATGTTACAAATGTGATATCGGAATTTTTGTCTATAAAGAACAGCATTTTAATTTTTGACGATTTAGAGCGTTGCGAATGTCCAATAAATGAAATTTTAGGATATATTAACTCATTCGTAGAACATGAGAAAATGAAAGTGATTTTGATTGCAAATCAGTCTGAAATTGGTAGAAATATCGATCAAAGAAAAGAGTTGCAATATTTAGTTGCAGCCGGAGGAAATGATATTGATTTTCAGGGCGATCAAAATTCTCAAAGGAATCAAATACTAAAGTTATATGGAAACTCAAGTGAAACAGAAGAGAAAACAAGAGAAAAAATTTCTATCGAACAATTAGAAACACGAACTGATATATTATTTGGGAAAAATACAGAGTATGAAAGAATCAGAGAAAAACTGGTGGGAATTACATTGTATTATTTGCCAGACTTAGAGAAAGTTTTAAAAGAATTGCTTCGTAAAGCTTCAATTGGTATAGATTTAAAGAGAGCACTGGAAGAGAATATAGATTATTTTGTTCAATATATGGAGAATCAAAATCATCGAAATTTAAGAACATTCCAGTTTTATTTGTCAAAAATAGAAGATTTGTATAATGCTATAATAGTAATAGAGAATCAAGTGCAAACAGCCTTTATCAATTATATAATTAAATACTGTTTTGAAATATGTGTTAATTATAAAGCCGGTACCTTAATTTATGAATGGGAGGGAAAACAAGAATACGGAAATGCACGGTTTAGTAAAACGGACATTTTTGGAACGACATTAGGATTTAGATTTGTTGATGATTTTGTTATAAATAGTGTGTTGGACGGCGCACGTATTGAAAGAATGATAGTAATATATGAGGAAATAGTTACAGGGAAAAATGAGTACGATTCACTTTTTCGTAAATTAGAATATACTTGGCATATTTTAGAAGACGAAGAACTTGAAAATCGATTAAAAGAATGCCTGCAAGAATTAGCTCAAAATAAATATAAAATTAGTGAATATGCTCGTATTGTTCCGCTGATTTTACGATTAGAAAAACTTGGATTCTCAAAAGAATATTTAACTCAAGCACTTGATAGCATGAAAGCAAATTTAAGCCAGCTAAAAACGCATGTTCGCCTGGATGACTTATATCATCCTGGTGATGATAAAGAAATAAATCAGCGTACTAGAGAAATTTTGAAGGACTTGAACAATTTTGTTGATGAAAATTTTAAGGAAAGTGTAAAAGATACAATGGGAGGAATATTAAACGGAGACGATGGTTGGGCAGATAATCTTTTTGAATATGTCAAGCAGAATAAAAGTGATATACACAATAGTAGCGGATTTCTATTACAGCTAGATATAAATACGTTGATTAGCAAGGTAATTAATTCTACTCCAGAGGACATTTATGTTTTTCGTTCATGTGTTTTTCAGGTTTATGATAGCAATTTTACTCATGGAATTTTGGACTATGAGAAAAAGGAGGTAAAGGAATTGCTGTCGGGAATAAAAGGATGTAATAGAGATGGATATGGAAAGATTAAATGTATGCAATTAGATTGGTTGATTGAGGCATTACAAAATACAGTTACTGAATATATGGGCGGCGCACTGGAAGAGGAAAAACTTGATAATTAGTGGGGTGTAAGCTATCCCCCCTTTCCAATGGGGTGCACCCCCTTTCGGAAAAGGTGATAGTTTCGCTATATAGTATAAGAAGTAACTTTCACCGCATGTGGAAACGGTTGTTCTTTTGTCCCAACAAAAACCAGATGACACGATAGAGATCGACTTAGACCTGGACGAGCTGGATGCCACCAGTGCCGAGTTGAAAGCGACCTATCAGGAAATCAAAGATTATGTGCTGAAAGAATTTGGCTTGAAGGTTTCAAGTTTATAT